CGTTGGCAACTGGTTTCAGTTAGGGACTTCGTTTCAAAATAATGCGCAAATCGGTTGCGTAAACGCGACGCCATCTACCGGCGTTAGCGCTGACGGATCATTTTATTGTCTATTATCAAACACGTCAGTTGCGAATACGGCATACTTGCTTTCATTTACACGTTTAGACGATACGGAGCCTGGTGATTGCGATCCATATATTTGGTGGGCGGCGGCGGCGCCGGCGCCCTCGACGTGGAGCGCTACAGCGTCAGTTTTAAATACCGCGGCTTTGAACGAGGTATCCACAAGTTTAGGTATGTGGGTGAATAACACAACTGGCGATCATGGATGGGTAGGATACTCTGCGCGAGGGTGTCCAATCGCGGCCCGCGACGGGTATATGAATTATGCGGCTTTCGGCCTACAGTATAATACTTCTGGTTTATTATTAATTGTTGGATTTCCATCTGCGATGCGAGTTTTGAATCATCCTGCAGCCACTGGTAGCACACCCATGGTAAGAGATCATTACACTATTGGTACGCCAGGTAGCCCCGTGACGCAACGTCAGATTAAGGGGCGGACGCGCTGGATTGCGTCATTTCCTGTCGGTAGCACTTATGACACGTATGACAATAAGACATGGATTGCTTGTAGTATAGCGACAGCAACCACAGGTTGCGTTGGTGTCGGGCCTTATGACGGCTCCACAACTCCGGTGCAATAATGGCATCTGTTGCTCAAGGCGATTCGTTTTATTATTTACGCAATGATTTTCAATCAGATGGATATGGTATTTTAGGCTCCCAAGTTTCTTCTGCACATGGGAGATATGATGTGCCAACATGGAGCCAAAATAACCCTGCACCACCATTTGAGTTTCAAACACCAGATTTAGGAAAAACATTCTCTTTCGACGCCTTGATAGGGGCTGATAGGCCTGTTCTACCAGAAATACCAATACAAACATTTAAAATGCGTGGCTGGTATGTAATTGGCGGCGTTTATGAGGTATGGACTAGCACAGGCACGCCTAATTTAACACCTCCAAGCGGCCATACATTATTAGACATTGTAATTGTTTTCTAAAAATTAATCTCTCGTTATATGTCAATTAGAAAGGTTAATATGGCGCGCGTTTTAGGATTTGATATTTCCAGCTCAACAATAGGCTGGTGCGTTATACAATTTGATGAGAAATCTAAGCAAATCAAATTTGTGAAGTGCGGTTATTTAAAACCGATTAAATCTGGAACTATAATTGAACGAATTGCACATACAAGAACAAAAATTAAAAAAATAATAGAAGATGTCAAACCAGATTATATTGGCATTGAAGATTTAATTAAGTTTATGCCAAAAAGCACGGCATCTACCGTAATTGTTTTAGCTACATTTAATAGGATGATATGTTTATTAGCTTATGATTATTTAAATAAAAGTCCTGAATTATTAAATGTAATGACAATTAGGCACGGGTTAAAATTAAATAAACAATTTCCGAAAAAAGAAGATATGCCAGAGCTTGTGTCTAATCATCTTGGCATTAAATTTCCGTATGAGTATAAGAAGAGTGGAAAGCCAAAAGAAGAAAATTGTGATATGGCTGATGGAATTGCCGTTGCATTATATTATTCTTACATATTAACCGGCAAAATTAAAAAATAAATGATGTGGTATTGATTAAAAATATTCGATGGTTATATTGCTTTGATAGTTGCTAAACGCTATATAGATATTTCTAATTAACCTGGATGAAAAATAATTTATGAGACTACAAGAAGCATATTCTGTATTGGGCATTCCACCAACTTCTTCCGAAGATGATGCGAAGAAAAAATATCGTGATCTAACAAAAAAGTATCACCCTGACGTAAATAAAGAACCTGGCGCCGAAGATAAATTTAAGCAAATAAATCAAGCATATGAAACAATTAAAAAAGGAGAAGACCATCAGCCACAACAATTTCATGGGCAGCCAGGGTTTAATATTCATGATTTTTTTGGTGGTATGCATAAACAGCAGCAAAGGCATAACAAGCAACCACAGCCAATTCACTTAAAAACATCTATTTCTTTTAAGGAAGCCGTATTTGGCGTATCAAAAGAATTTAAATATGATCGTAATATAAAATGTGAAGATTGTGAAGGTCAAGGTCAATATACTCTTCACAATGGGTGTCAGCAATGCCAAGGAAGAGGTGTGACGGTTACAAGGCAAGGTAATATGATAATGCAGACAACTTGCGGATCATGCGGGGGCAAAAGACAAACCGAATCATGTAAAAAATGTTCTGGGACAGGAGGAATATCTTCAACAAGCAGCATTTCTGTTTTAATACCTCCTGGCGTATCAAACGGAAATACTTTGAGATTGGAAGGTATGGGTAATTTTGTTGAATCGGTAAACAATATGTTTCAATCTGGAGATGCATTTACAGACGCGTTAATACAAATAAATGTAGAACCCCTGGATAATTTCTCGGTTAAGGATCAGGATGTGCATACGTCTACAACAATTTCGCTTCTTGACGCTCTAAAAGGGCGTACAATTTCTGTGAAAACTCTTGATGGCCAGCATGAAATAACGATTCCTAAAAAAACAAAAAATAAAGATTCGATTAGTATTTCAAATCTTGGTGTTGCAAGAAAAGGAAATCAAATTGTAAATATTAATGTTGAGTATCCGTCTGATATAAAATATTTAGTGAAACATTTGGAGAAACATTAACAATGCCAATTCAATTACAGTGCAAAGAAAAAGGTTGTATGAAGCTAACAGAGGCTTATTTAGATCCAAAAGTAGATAAAGTTTATTGTGCCGACTGTGGAAAAGAAATGCAAGTTAACCATTTTACAAAAGTTCAATTAAAAACATTAAAACAATATAAACAAAAAACAATTTCCCGTTTTTCTGTTAAATGTAATATCTGCAATAATGAAGACACTCCAATTTTAAATAATGGCGTTATTACCTGTTCATCTTGTCAAAAACCATTAACAAACCTAAGCCCAATATTTATTACCATGTTAAAGGATCAATTAAAGAAATCAAAAGAAATTGCATGAATTATTTCGAATCTATTACCGACTGCTGCCATTATTTATTAAACAATTTTCCTGCGGCTAAACAATGCAAAGATTATATTGACATTAGATTAAATAGTGGAAGTCAAACGTCTTTCAAATTAGGTTATTTTCCTCCGGCCAACTATATAGATGCGCTTATTATGGAAATTGGGGAAGAGCCATTATATAAAGCTGAACTTATATTAAAATTTGAAGTTTCAGATTCTTTATGTCCAAGAACAGTAAACCGACTTTTTTTTGAACATCATCCACTTATTATGCCATATCGTGATGTTTACGGCAAAATTATTGGTCTTATGGGCAGAACTTTGTTATCTGAAGATGAAAGAAAAAAATCGGACATTGCCAAATATAAAAATACAACATTCAAAAAAGGAAATAATCTTTTTGGTTTATTTGAATCTAAAAAGAATATTATTGAAAACGACTCAGTTTTTATTGTTGAAGGCCAATTCGATGTAATTAAGGCTCATGAAATAGGTCTTAAAAATGTAGTTGCTTTGGGTTCTGCTAATATGACAATGCAACAATTTACGCTTATTTCTAGATATACGCGAAATATAAAACTATTGTTAGATAATGATGATGCTGGTGAAAAAGGCAGAAGTTTAATAATGCAAAAATTTGGTCAACACGCAAATATAAAGAACTTCTATTTACAACAAACAGTAAAAGACCTTGATGAATGTTTAAGTTTAACTCCAGAGATGCCTTATTTTATTGTAAAAAACTAATAATATTAAGATATATATAACTCAGTAAGGTTTGTTCCACATAGCAAGAATAAATTGTACTGGAGCCTGGTGCATTATATCTACAAAATAACGAATATAGTAAACCAGAAGATTTATATAGGTCAAACTAATAATCCTAATAGTCGTTGGTCAAACCATAAATCTAAAGCTAAATGTGGGAATAATAATCTATTAATTACTCGAGCCATGATTAAATACGGCATCGAGTTTTTTGTTTTTGAGGTTATTGCTACCACAAAAAACTTATATGATGCAAATATTCTTGAAGCTGAAGTTATAAATCAATATAATGGAACTGACAAACAAATAGGGTATAATGTTGGTTTAGGTGGAAATACTTCACCAAGAACAGAAGAATGGAAAAATAATATATCCAAATCTTCAATCGGAAAACCCGGCACAAATGCAGGTAAAGTATTTTCCGATGAGTGGAAAAATAATATATCTAAAAGCTTAGTGGGCACGGAATTAAAAGAAAGAAGACGGTTTGCAGAAGAAGTTGAAATGCAAATATGTGATTTATATGTAAATAGCAACAAATCAACTTACTTTTTGGGAAAACAATTCAACTGCAATAGACCTTTAATAATTAATATTCTGATTAGACATAATATAAAAATGCGAAAATCTAATTACACTGGTCATAGAAACGGAAACAATATTTTCACGCCAGATAAAGAAAAAGAAATATGTGATGTTTACTTGGCAGGAGGAATAACAAGAGCTGGGATGGCTAAAAAATTTAATTGTTGCAAAACTACAATAAGAGAAATTTTGATACGAAATAACATAAAATGGAGTTCTAATGGATAGAAGGCAAAACAGATCTGACCGTTACCAATATATTCTTCTTGAGACGGTTTGTAGCAATGATATGATGGAATCGTTCACAAACTCTGACAGCATATCTAATAGGCTCGATTCATTTATGTATAATGAAGAACTGATTGATTTGGAAGAGGAACTTCGCGGTGAATTTTGGAGGGTCGTGAATAGTCTTTTAACTGATAGACAGAAACAGGTTATTAAATTATATGCTGATGGTTATACTCAAATGGAAATAGCTAAAATGTTAAATGTCAATCAGAGCAGTATCACAAAAAGCATAAACGGTAATGTCGATTATAAGAATGGCAAACGCATTTATGGTGGAGCCAAAAAGAAATTAAGTAAAATTATTCAAAATGATACGCGTATAATGGAAATATTAAGTCGTATGCGAGAATTGCGAGAAGAGAAGTTTTAATCGCTCTCTTCGCGTTTGCCATTCTTATCATCTACATTATTTATCGATTCTAATTTTTTCTGCTTATTTAATTTTCTTATTACCCATGCTTTTATCATATTTTCCGACATTTGTTCTTTTGTTTTATCAGAATGTACCTTTCCAAGCCAATGATGATGGTCTTTTTCACGTTCAAGAGGTATATTATTTCGTAATATCACTCTTCGTATTGTCGGTGCGTTTGTATCTAATAATTCTATCATTTGTACATATGGAATCCCGGTTAAAAACACTTCTATAATTTTTTGTTCCCTTTCTTTACTCATTCTTCTTGCAATTCCACGTTTTTTTAATGATTCCGGAGAAAAAACTCGTCCTTTGCTTGACTCGCTAATTTTCTTTATTGCTTCTTGCGTATGCGTTTTACCCTGCATTGGGTGAATATTATTTTTATGATGTTCTGTCATGGTTTTAGACGTCTTTAGTTTTGCTTCTTTGGTACGTTCTCTTCCGCTGTTTGCTTTTGATATTTTTTGTTTCGTCTCATTCGACAGCCGTTTGCCAAACCAGTAAGATTTTTCGCCCTTTAATGATTCTGATATTTTCTTTTTAGACTCTTCAGAATGTTTTCCTCCCCTTCCACCCGCTTTTAAGTTATATCCCACATCACTATCTCTACTTTGAAACAAAACAATATAATAGTCTTCCATTGCATCCGCCTCTTCCTGGGTTTCGTATTGTGCCAAGACAGAGTATTCAAAGTTTTCGTGACCGTATTTAACTATTGAGGCATACAAATATATTGAATTCATATATTTCCCGCCTTCTTTGCCCATTCTATCTTCCGGTTTGTTCCATGTTTGGCCTATGTATATTTTTTTCATTTATTTTGTTTGTAAGCATATAAATTGTGCACAACATTATTTATCCTTTAATTAATTTTAGTTTTAAGTTAACATATAATAGCCATATAACAACTAAATAGCGCCTTGTCAACTGTAAATATAATCTTCTATAAGAAAATAACTACTCAATAAATCGCATAGATTATGAATAATTTTCTATGTATGTAGCGGCATTAGTTCGAAAACATAGAGCTTTTTAAGTTGAAATAGGAGACGTAATGTCAAAGTTCTCGGTAAATTATAAAAATTTAGAAAACAAAATATATAAAAGGGCATATAAACTTTCGGAAGTAAGTGATCGAATTGAGAAAGTTGCCTTTGATGTAGTTCGTTTTAATGACGATGATGATGCAAGCAGACTATGGCAAATTCAAAGCGCCGATGATGGGGATTATATTGTAGCTTTGTATGATGAGGCAGAGGAAGCGCAAAAAAAGACAGCTATAACATGGGAAGTGTCATTAAACAAGACAGCCTCTGTTGTTGAGATATATTACAAAGGCGCTCCAATAGTTAAAGTTGCTGCATCGAAATTAGGCATACCAAGCAATGAGATATCTATGGTATCTTCATATTTACCAAAGAAACTAGCAGAAAGCAAGAGGCTTGTAATGTCTTTGCTGAGCGAAACTGATGAAGCAACCAAGGCGGAAATACTTAAAAAGTACCCGGAATTAGCCTAAATAGGAGCAGGTGATTTTATGTCCATGGATAAAATAGCAAAATTAGCAGTATCTATTGCAAAGACGGTCAATGAAAGCGAAAAGTTCATGACTCCGGTACTGGCTTCAAAATTAAAGAAATGCACGGTCGCGTTTCCAAATGATCAAACAGTTATTATGATGGCTAACATAATTAATAAATTGTCTAATAAGCAACCATTTATTTCTCGTGGCGAATTGAAAAAAATGTATAATCAATTCTATACACGAAATACAAAATGTGCGGAGCTTTTGCACGAGGAACTTGGCGAGATAAAAAACCTTACAGAGCCAACATTATATCAACGAGATTCTGGGAAAGAAATTGATACCTCTAATTGTGCAGATCAGGTACTTGCAAATGCTTTAGAGAGTGTATTTGATAGCTCTAAGCAATTGAAATTATATGGGAAATCAGTTGCTGAGAAGGCTACTGGTTTAGTCCGACGAACTTTAGATATATACAATTTAAAAGCTTCGAATGTAAATGTTGAAACTGGCAATGCTAATTTTTTGGTTATAAAAGCAGATTATGACACTCCAAAAGGCAAGACAAGTTTTTATGTTCCAATTGAAGTTTCAGGAAATGATATAAATGAATCGCTAGTGTTTTTGGGCAATGCTGGTTTGAAAGAATTGAACCATGTAAATGTTAAGCAATATTTATATTCTCATGCAGGAACAAAATTAAAGATTAATGCAGAAAATATTTTAAGTGTTTTACAAAAGGCCGCATCGAGTAATACTGGGATAAGCGATGCAGAATTAGCTTTGGCACGATTTAAGGCAGCGAAATCAGCGAAGACCGGGTTATTTGCAAATCAAATAACTGGACAATCTATGGACAATGCGGCTTCTGCAGATGTTTCGACTCCAAGATTAGAGATTGCCGATACTTTTGAAAACAAATTAAATTCTAATGTAGGTGTTGCTGAATTTAATTTTGGTCAAGATAGTGTAAAAGCAGGCGCAGAGGTAGTTATCAGGGTATTAGCTGGATTTGGGCATAAAAACCCACAAGTTAAAGTATCTGGATCTGACAGTAGCGCGATATTTTATGCTGTTTCATTAGATGGTGGAAAAGTTGGGTTTACAGTTCCGGTGAAAGTAAATGCCGGAAAAGTTAGTCTTCCAAGCATAATACTGTGCAACGGGTCATTATCGAAGTTTAGCGCAGAAGTAATTCAAAACATGTATATTGAAAATGAGTCTGATTATAAGGCTTCTGCAATCGCTTCTCCTTTATATGATCTGAAGCCGAGCGATCTGGTAAATCAAGTTCGTGAAGCAATGCAAATTCAAAATATTGCAAGGGCCGAGGACGCATTGAATGTTTTGAGGCAATCTGGGGACGCAAAGGCATACGCAGCCGCCTTTATATTATTTAAGGGTGGGCTGGGCGTAAAACAAGCTGAGGCTCCAAAATCGAAATGTGGCATGGTAATTAAGGCATCAACAAGCAAGCATGAAGTTTGCGGGCACACGGGTCTACCATTACACAAAGTATATCAAGATCAACATGGAAATTGTTGTCCGCTATATCGTCGAGGGATGGCCGAATCATATGAAGGCGCTTATTTTATGAACAGTAAAATATTCGGGTAAAAATGAGCTTAAACCAAACGGCAAAATTATTAGTAATTAAATACGCTGCGGAATTATTTGATCCAAAAGCTTCTGCTGAGGCATTGGAAAAACTTATAAAAGATAATTTTGCTAAAATGTATCAAAAGTTTATGCTTGAATATAATGGAAATTTATCACAATTAAAGCAAGTATATAATTTTCCTCATTTAGAGAACCTTCACACTGTTTTTGCCAAGTTAATTGCTAATATCGACAAAATAAGCATAGTAGAATTAAACAGTATTGGTATTGAGCTTATTGAAAAAATTGAAGATATCAGATCAAAGCTTAATGATTTCATAAAACTAAATAAAGATGACCCTGCGTTTGTGGCATCATTTATGAGAAAGCGCGTGGCTAGTACTGTTGACAAGGCCTTGGAAAGTTTAGAGAAAGATATAGTTAGGCAGCTGGATTATATTTACGCTGGAACGCATGATGTTAAATTACCGTCTATTACACACGAGTATGGTGGTATCCGCACATTGCCAAGTGGAGAGCATCTTACAAAGCGTCGGCGGATGACACAAACTCCGCAAGAAATTGAAATGCTAGTATTAAGATTTGGCGAATTTTATGGTGTTAGTGGAATGGAAACCTGGGGTAAAATAAGCAATAAAGATCATGATTTAGCTGAAAGTCTTATTACCGCATTTCTTGGAATGAATAAAGCTACCAGGGATTATAAAAAATCAGAAGATTATGATCCGAAAAGTTTAAAAAATAAAATATTAGAACAGAAGTTATTAGAATCAAAAGTTAAGCCTGAATTAAAAAAACAAGTTAATCAGCTATTGGAACGAGGTTAAAATGAGAATTGCGGAAATGTTAAATGCAATGGCTTCTTGGCTTGAAGATCCGAATAATGAAGCAATTTTAATTTCGGAGTATGATGAAGAGTGTTTAAAAACTGTTGCCGAGTCCTGTATTGAGGCAGCTGCATTGCTTAAAAAGGCGGCCAATAAAGTAGAATCGATTGAGCCTCAACCAGAATCGGCTATAACCGCCGAATCTTTAGATAAATTAGTGGATATTGCAAACGCTTTTGATGCGTCAGGGGATCCAGAATTAGTTGTTCAGGCTTCAGTTTTAGATGAATTATTACTTACAATTGCAGCCCCGCCTAATGCTATAAATAATAAACGTGCAGCTGACGATAAGAGGCTTGATACATTACGAGAAAAATATCAGGGAACGACTGATACTTTAAAAGACATGAACAAGGTTATTGAGGCAGAAAAAGCAATTGAAGATAGTAAAATGACAGAGGCAACTATTTTAGATGGTTCGTTAAGCACACGTACATGTCCAGACCATCCAGGTGCACAGATGGGCAGAGTTGACGAATATACTTGGCGATGTGAGATGGATGGTAAAACATATAACTATCAAGTAGGGTTTGACCTTGAAAATGGAATGAAAGTTCCAGGTGGTGATGTTGCAAATCAAACAAAAATGGATATTCCAGAAACTCATGCAATTTTTGATGATCGAGAGAGTCGCCTTGGTGGATACAAACCTTAATTACAAGATATATATACAATGAAACAGTAAAATTACCGGTTTTCTGCCGGTAATTTAATTTTACGGGTAAATAAAAATGGCAATTCAACCGAGTAAAACGGCAATGATAAAAATATTAGATCACCCAGATAGGGAAGAGATAATATCAAAATTAGTCATTGGGATACCTGGAAAAGATATTCATGATTGGTTGAAGGCTACATACACTAATGTCAGCGATAATAAGTTTGTATTATCTGAAAAGGCGATAAAAACTTTTCAAGATAACTATTTAGATATGTATACTTATTTAAAAGAAGATATTGCAAAAACTAAAACGGCTATTACAAACAATACGTCGGAAACATTAGAGTTGGCGGTAAGAAATAATTCTGCATATAAGACTGCGATGTTAGAGATGGCTGGTCAAGAAATTGATGCTAAAAAAATGATAATTAATTTATGTTTTGCTATCGAAACTCGTATGGCCCAGGTTTTCGATTCAATACAACAAGATCCTAATAATATAAACACTCGTATTGATCGTTTAATGATTGAATATGCAAATACATTGGGAGTTGTGTTAGAAAAATATTATAAGTTTGTCGAGCATGCACCAGATCAAATAATTCAACATAATATTACATTGCAAGCAGTAGATCAACATATCTCAATATTTCATGATGTTATAAAGGATATATTGTCACAAATGGATGTTGAATCAGCAATGTATTTTTTGGAAGTTTTCAATGAAAGAATGTCAAAATTAAAAAATCCAAGTGACGCCATGCAATTAAGCCCTGAGGCCAAGTTAGCTGAAGTTAAAGTATTAAATGAAGATATACATAAGAAAATAAATGGAATCGATAATAAATAAACTATATTAATGATATCGATGGTTTAAAAAAATGAAAAACAGAGCTTATCCAAATTATGATAGTTATATGTCAATCGGTCCAAAATACGATACAAAAAAGTGGATAGATGCAGTAAAAGACATTTATTATAAGACACGAACAGGGCTTGACAAACAATCGGCTGTTTCAGCAACAATTGGGGCATGGGATGATGTGGAGCAGCAAAATTTTTTTAATTGGCTCAGATTTTACGAGGAGGGAACTCACTTGAAATATAAATACGCGCAAAGTTGGTACGAGGGAGTTCAACCCGGATATTTTTTACCAGTTAGAAAAGATCAAGAAGAAGATAAAAATGAAGTAAAAGATCTTGATGAGCGATCTGCTGTAGAAAAAAAGAAAATTATAGAACATCAACGTAAAAAAGTTATTGGACGTCTTGATTCTGCCGAAAAATTATTAAGATCGGATGAAGGTCTACTTTTTGCAGGTAAAGAGTTGGAAATGCTTTTAGAAATTATTTATCAATTAAAAAAGAAGATTCAATTAATAAATAAAAAAAGCGCATCAACAAAATTATATTCAGATATTATTGTTCGAGAGGCAAATATTTTAACTAAAAAAGGGTTTTCGGAGGCCGCTGACTTATTATATAAATTGGCTGATGAAGCAATTCCGACTACACCATCTCCAGCTCCGCCAACACAAATGTCAGGATTACCAACAACTGTTCCGGGTACTCAAGCAGATGCAGGCTCACCTCCAAGTAATCCCTCCCCAGATATGATTACATCACAAGAGCCAGAAGAGCCGGTCTCTAATGGCATGAAGGGTTTTCTTGATGGTCTTAAAGGTGGGACAATTACTGATGAATTGGATGTTTTGGATACGGAAGACTTGGTTGTTGAGGCCCAGGACGCGGCTGAACCAAAAGCACCAATTGAGCCAGAAATTCCGTCCAAACAATTAGAGGTCGAGGCTCCGGCAAGTTCAGATGAAAATTTAGAGGTTGTTGATAAGGCACCAAGTCAATTTGATAGTATAATGGATTCAGCTTTAAAGAATCTAACGATAGAGGACGTTGTGTTTAAGCTTGAAGATTTAGCAAAAATCTTTAAAACAAGAGAGATTCCAAGGCAATTAGCGATAGTTGATATGATGTTAGATACATTGGGACTGGCATCATTTTTCCCATCATTAGCAGAAGCAACAAACAAATCTCTAGAATCCAATCAATACGTATTGACTCGCGTTGAAGATATTTTATCAAAACTTCGAGGGACCCTGAAATCTAGAGATGTTGATTTAATGTCTGAACATAGTCAAGCATCAAACCCTCAAATTGAAATTGCAAAATCTCATCTAACTGATCAAGAAGAGAAAGACAAAGCTAAAAAACAAATGAGAAAAGATCTGGAAAACAAGTCTCTTGAAGAAAAGGTAAAGGAGGTTCCGGAAATAGAAATTGAAGAGGATTTGGGCCAACCTGTACAGGCGCCTTCTCCTCCAATAGCACAATCACCAGAACCATCCGCAGCTCCATCCGCAGCACCAGTGCCAACTAAATAATAAGGCTTTGTGAAACTAAAATATATTATAGATCTAATGAGTAAAATAGCTTCCGAAAAAGGGTACTCTACTCCTTTTGTATGTGGAGGTGCGTCTCGCGATAAGTTAATGGGAAGGCTAGATAATATTTCTGATCTTGATATAACAACCGGCGATAAATCGGTAAGTTTATTGGCAAAAGAAACGTCCTTAAGATTAGGGAAAGATTATAAAATCACTGCAAAAATAGCTGATGACGGGCACTCATCTATATTTATTGGCGGGTTAAAGATTGATTTTTCTTCAAATTTTAATACGCCAAACATAGATAATATATTAAAGCGCAAAGGAATTAAAGCGCCCACAGATATGCAACGAGAAATTTATAGCAGAGATTTTACATGTAACGCCCTTCTCATGTCATTCGATCTTAAAACAATTATAGACCCTACAAGCTGCGGAATAAAAGATATAAAAAGTAAAAAAATTGTTTGTTGTCTAGACCCCTCAACAACACTAATGGCAAACAAAAATAGGGTAGTTAGAGCTATTTATCTTGCCGCAAAGCTTGATTTTGATGTTGATGATAAAATAATATCTTGGATAAAAGCAAATCCGGAGTCTGTTAGGTTTGCATCTGAAAAATCATTAACTCAAAAATTAAATAAATCAATGGATTACAATCCTGATAAGACGTTAAAATTACTAGATAAAATGGGCTTATGGAATTATATTCCGATATCAGAAAAATTATATCCATATTATATAAAAAGAATTAAGGAGGAGAAAAATGGCCAGTAAAAGCAAATCTCCTCGTGTTTACACTAGGCCGCCGGTATTTTTCAAGAACTATGATTTATACGAAACTGAGGGTGTTAACGGCCCAGCCAAACAAGGTCCCGGAACAGGTTTTTTTTCAAATATACATAAATACAAAAGTGTATCAGATTTTTTGAAGAAAAAACGAAATCGAAAAAATAGAAAACGAAAGCTTGCTTTGCTGGCATTTGCTGCTGATAAAAATAATATAGATTTTATTGATGATGAAAGTGTTAATACTATACCATATGAAGAGGTTTTGCAGATCGGGCTTCTTGATAATATTAATCCAGAATTAACAGATAAAGATGGTCATCCTATTAGTAAATTATATTATGGAACTGAAGATAGCCCGGATCCAATTAAATTTAATCCTTTTGGCATTCAAGATGGAAACGAGAGGGTTATAGACGAAGAGCCTGCGGAAACTAAAAACTTGTATTATGGAATAAGCAATACTGAAAAATGCTTTAAACCAACTGGCGTTATATTGCCATAATTATGTATATAATAGAGCACATCTTTAATTTAGAGGCCACAAAATGGAATTTCAATCAAACGCGCATGATATTGAAGAATTGGTAATAGAGGACGATAGTTCCGCTATGCCAGTAATGGTTGCGCCGATTACGTTAGAAGTAGAAGAGGCTCTAATGCACGAACATCACGAACCCCACCAGCATCATTTTGAATGTCCTGAAGAAATGATGGAGGTGTCTGAGCCTGTACAAATAGAAATTGTTATCGAAGATCTTGGGTCTATTCCGGGTCTTAATGGAAAATTAGATCCTGAAAAAGAAAAATTACTTGAGGTTGTTGAAGACGTTAAAGAGCCTGTAAAAGATGAAAAGGCGGATACAAATGACGCTAAGTCTTCAAAAAAAGCAGATCATTGGAATTGGTCATCAAAAGGAGCCGAAGGTTTCTTAGAATGGATACAAGATAGATTTAAATCAGTTCCCAAGCACAGCGGATTTGATAGTTCGGGTATTGAAAGAGCTTCGGCATATCTTGAAAAGCTTGATAATGAAATATCAAAAGCTATGAGAATGGATCTTGATGGCGAATTAGATGCTGATAAAATTGAAGATGTTCGTTCTAAAATTGAGGACGGCATTGAGCGGCTTGAAGAGCGTTTAGAAAAAATAAAGAAAAAGACAAAAAAGAAGAAGGCTAGTGTTAATTCTGAAATAGTTAAAGAGGCTCAAAAGATTACCGGTGTTCAAGGCATTTATGTTACCGTTCCTTTATTAATTTCAAGTATTGCAAGGACTTGTATCAACGGATATATTTCTGCCGGTCATGATATAGAGGGCACGTTTAGTGGGCTATGCAAAAAATATAAACTAACAGATCGTGAAAAGACGGAAACAATTCAATTAATTTCTGATATGGGGTTTCCAGTTAGACTTGATAGGGGTCTGATTGGCGAAGAAGATGTTGATCGTACATCGTCTGATAATGTTGATTGGTCAGCTCAATTCAGCTCATAAGGAACTTTATGTCATATTCTAGGAGACAGTTGCCATTAGTAATTCGAGAGTCCGAGGCGTCAAATTCAGAGGATAATTGGATGAATGAATTTGAAAAAAATCTCGAGAGGAATGCAGTTGAGCCTCGTCGAGAAAAATCCATATATGAACAAATTGTTTCAATAATGGATACTAAAAAATCAAAATTTTCATCAGTAGAGGCTGCTGTTAATGATATGCAAGAGAGAAGCGGGTTAGTTGCTTATAGAAATAAAGTTAAACAATCTGGACAAAGCTACACAAATAAGCTTGCGTCTAAAGAGCCACTTGTATTTGTCAGGGTGCCGGCAATTAAAAAAACAATCGAGAACTTTATTCAAGACACAAAGGGTAATTCAACCATACCTGCTATTGTTGGAAAAATAAAAGAGCTTCATAGAAACGATATTGCTGATCCAAAAGATTGGGAAGATGATAATTTAATTATTTTTATTAGCAATATGAATATGGAAGAAAAAAATAAGAATTCTGTAAATGACGCTCAATATAATAATCTTGGTAGAGTGATGCAGGATGCTCACGATGCTGATATTGATCCTTCAAATGATGATGCGTTCAGAAGTTTGTTACCCGCCACAAAATAATTAAGGAAGTCGCGGCGTCAATTTAATTGTCATGTCAAATGCAAGTGATAAGAATGAATTATTTCATAAATTAAGAAAGTCCCTTTTAAATCTTGATCCGGTAAGTTTTGCGGAACATTATTTAACTCTTGAAGGCGAGCCGTTTAGATTAAGTGGTAATGGATATAAGCCATTTTCGGACGTATATAGATATGTCGGAATCAAAGCGTTAGATAAGGACGCGAAACCGGTTGTTATTGTCAAGGGTCGTCAAGTTGGTGGAACTACAATGGCCGCCGCCCTTGAAATGTATTTTATGGGCAGCGGATTATTTGGAGCTGGAAATAAGCCGCCAATCAGAGTTATTCACGCATTTCCACAGTTAGAGGTAGCTGCTGCATATTCAAAAACTAAACTTAATCCAATGATTAGTTCTTCTTTAATAGAAAATCAAACAGATAAAAAGGGTGTAAAAATTAAATCGTATATGCAAAATTTAATTGATACCACCACTGCCACCAATGATTCATTACACTTTAAGCAATTTACCGGAGGAAATCACATTTGGATTGAGTCAACTGGTCTAGACGCCGACAGATTACGTGGTCGTAGTGCTGACGTTATTTTTATGGACGAAATTCAAGATATACCACAAGATGCAATAAACAACGCTACAAAGATGTTGGCGCAATCTAAATATGGCCCAAGAAATCAAGGGGTTCAGGTATATTTCGGAACTCCAAAGAAAAAAGGTTCTATTTTTCATAAAATTTGGCAATCATCATCATTACAGTATTATTATTTAGGCTGCACAAAATGTAAAAAGAATTTTCCATTATATACGCCCGAGTCAGATGCATGGGAAAAGATTTGGCTTCATGGATTTATTGTTAAGTGCACACACTGTGGATTTGAGCAAGATAAAAGAATATCGGCCGAAAGCGGTAAATGGGTGTCATCAAAAGATTCCGAAGAGTGCGAATATGTTGGGTTTCATCTTAATCAGCTTTATATGCCAAACTTTACAAAAGAAGATGTTCTGAAACAAAAACCTGGTGTTAGTCCTACTGCAACAGAACGGTCTTGGCAAAATGAAATCTTAGGAGAGTTTTTTCAGGGAGATTCAAGCCCAATTACTCCGGAAGAAATAAGAGAAAAATGTGGCGATGTTGAAAGAAAACTAAGGGCTAGAATAGTTCCTGGAGAAGAAAATATGGTTCTTCTAGGGATAGATTATGGTGCAAGAGCAGATTTAGAGCAGTTGGCAAATCCAGATAAAACATCTATGAGGGGCCAATCATATAGCACCGCAGTTGTTTTGACGCTTAAGGGGCCTGGATTATTGTCAATAGAATTTGCAACAAAATTTAAAAGAAATGATTTAGAGAGCAAAAAAGGTATTATAGACCAAATAATGAGGCAATATAGCGTTAATCTCGCCATTGGGGACATCGGGTTTTCACAAGACTTTTCAACAATAATGCACACAGCTTATGGTGATAGATATTTAGTTTCAAGGGCTCATAACAAGATTAACGGCAATATTAAATACACTGCAGATGCATTCCCAAAAGAAATTGTATTTGAAAGAGATTATTATATCGCGGAATTGCTTGAATTAATGAAAGCTGGAAATATTAGATTTCCATTGGGTGATTTTGAAAAAGTTGGCTGGCTAATAAATCATTGTTCAAGTATGGAAATTAAACCAATGATATCTAAATATGGAGACCCTACAATACATTATGTTAAAGGATCAACTCCAAATGATGGGTTTATGGCTCTGTTAAATGCTTATATTGCTTATAAGTTTTTGATAACTGACGCATTTACAAATAAAAACCCGTCTTTTAATTTTTCCAATAATTCTTCTAAAACAGCTACAAATAAGCCTTTGGCAGTTTTAGGACATATATCAAGAAAAATGTAATATGCTGATATAATTATAGATAGAATATTAAGCCAAGGCCATAATGTCAAATTTTAAATCAAATACCAAGTATGTTCAAAGAAGTGAATCTATAAATAGTCCGAAAAATAATCAAATTCCTAATGTTAGCGCAACGATGGCAAACGCAGTGTCTAGCGAGCGACGGAGTTCATTGGCGCAAGAGGTTGAGCAAGGATTATTTAAAGACGGATCTTCATCAGCATTAAATAATTATAATATTACTAATGCGTCGAATGTATCTGCTTCAATTGGATTTAAAAAACAAAGCCAAGTGACAAGTAGCGGCGGTGGGTTTAAGGGCACAAACGATACTGTAAAGCAAACGCCAGAAATATATTCTCCTTTATGGTTAAGCAGCAACTTGAACCTTCCAAGAGATCGTGCTACAATAAATGCATGGTGTCGAGCATTTTACGCATTAAATCCATTTGTTCATAATGCAATAAGCCTTCATAGCACTTATCCAATCAGTAAATTAAATATAAAGTGCCCTAATAAAGAAGTTGAAAAGTTTTTTAATGATATGATTGAAGAGACTGACTTGATGAATGTTTGTGTTCAGATTGCCCAAGAGTTCTGGTTACTTGGGGAATCATTTATATATGCAGAGTTAGATCAAAGCCGCGGAAAATGGAGTAGGTTTTTAATTCAGAATCCAGACTATATGATCGTTAAGAAGACTGCGGTTGCTAGCGATCCCATTATAATGATGCGGCCGGATGAAGGTTTGAAAAAAATAGTACAGTCAAATAAGCCATCAGATTTAGCTCAACGAAAGCAGTTGAACCAGCATATAATTGATTGCGTTAAGAGGGGCGACAATATTCCGCTTGATAACTTCCATGTATCTCATTTGGCAAGAAGAATTAGTCCTTATGAAATTAGAGGCACTGGGCTGCCTGTTTGTATATTTAGACAACTAATGTTATTTGATAAATTAAGAGAATGTTATTCTGATGACACGGAGGTTTTAACTGATAAAGGGTTTAAAACTATTGATCAGTTAACAGAATTAACAACTAGCGTATCTATTAATCCAAATTATGTTAATGGCATTGATTTAGATGAAAACGGAAAAATAAACTCCATTTTGACCATGAAAGAAAATTTTAAAGTTGCATGCGTTAATCCAGACACAAATGAAATAGAATATCATAAGCCAACTGAGCTTCACATGTCACATCATGAAGGAAAAATGCTTCATTTTACTGGTAAAAAAATTGACACATTAGTTTCCCCTAATCATAAAATGTGGGTAAAAGAACAAACAAATGGTGTTTGGGGAGAGAGCATAAAACGGCCTGCCCAAGATCTTCTTTTTAAGAAGAAATATTATAAATTTAATTCTAAATCAAAATATGTTTCTGGTGAATACATAGATAATGTAGCTATTTATAATAAACATATCCCTATTAAGCTTTATCTTAAAGTTCTTGGATACATTATATCTGAAGGTTGTGTTTATGAAAATTCTAAAAATGACCGTTATGATGCTGTTATATGTGTTAATCAGTTAACGTCTAGTAGTTGTTATAAAGATATGAGACAATCATTTGAGGCATTTGCTGATAAATTAAATGTAAAATGTTGTTCATATATCGATATTAAAGGTTCTGGATATTCAAAAAATACTCCAAAAGAAAAATGGGAAAGTAGAATTCACGGAAAAGATTTAGTTAAATATTTTAAAAATGAAATTGGTACTAGCGGGTCCACCCGGTCAGAACATAAACATTTGCCCCGTTGGGTACTTAACCTTAGACCAGATCTTCTTAGTATTGTTTTAGATTCATTAGTATCTGGTGATGGTTCAAAAAGTCAAAGTAAATATGGCACTGAATCTAAGTCATTTAAATATTCAACTATTTCCAAGCAACTGGCTGACGATGTATATGAATTAGTTTATAAAATCGGATTTGTTCCAAATATTTGCGTTTCAGTTGCAAAAAAATCTGATGGACGAATTGTAACAGAATATATTGTTATGTGGTCAGATACAGATTATGGCAACGAACCATTGGTTTATACTGGAACAAAAAGCAAAGATGGGGCTGGTGGTGGGGCAATAATTAATGAAATTGATTATAATGGAAAAGTTTGGTGCTTTGAAGTTCCAACAGGATTATTTATAACAAGACGTAACGGCAAATTAGCTATTCATGGAAATAGTAAATTTGCTCAAGCTGACGGTATGATCAATCCACTAACTTTAGTTAAGGTTGGAGGGGGAGCCGGCGATTATAAGCCAACTCACGCAGATTTAGATGCTTGGCGCGAAATCTTTGAATGTCATGATGAAGAAACTGAAGTACTTACAGATAGTGGGTTTAAAAGGTTCGATGAAGTAATACAGTATTCTGAAATTATGGACGGAACTTATAGCTACCCAATTTGTTTAGCTTATCCAAAAAATAATGTAAAAATCGCTTGTTTTAATCCTAATAATGAAGAATTGGAGTACCATACACCTACAGGCGCGAGCGTATATAATTATGAAGGGGAGATGTATCATTTTTCTAACAAAAAAGTTGATTTGAAAGTCACGCCTAATCACAAATTATGGGTTTCAAAAAGAGAAAATGGATCAAAATATGGGTCATGGCATAAATTATGTGCCGATAAATTATTAATTAATAATTATCATAAGTTTAAGTCACATATAAAGTGGACGGGGAAAGATATTGTGTCCACTAATATTTGCGATAAAAGCGTTCCAATAGAAAATTATTTAGAGTATATTGGATACCTATTAAGTGAAGGCTGTGTATATAAAAGCAGCAGAAATTACTATACGAGCATTTGCCAATCTACTATTACAGATAAAAAACATTATCCTAAAATGAGAAAGTGTTTAACTGAATTTGCAAAATTATTAGACATGAAAACTAGCCATTACATTAATAAAAATGGTATATGGTCAGGGAAAATATCCAATAAAGGTTTGTATGAGTACTTCAAAAATGAAATTGGAGTTGGCGGCGATTCAACATCTGCACATAAGAAAATGCCTAAATGGATTTTAGAGTTATCACCAAGATTATTAAAAATAGTATTATCGGCATTGGTTTGCGGAGATGGGAACGTTTCTTTTAGCAAATTAAATAAGCTAAAATTATGTAGATATACAACAATTTCTAAACAACTTGCAGATGATGTGTATGAAATGGCTTATAAATGTGGCTATGTTCCGCTTTTAGCAACATCAGCCAGGGGCACTAAAGTTTATGATATTTCTTGGTCTGAAGATATTAATGGCAAAGGCAGAACGCCATTAATTCATAAAGGCAATAGTTTAAAAGAAACAAATCCATTAATAATCGAAAACTATAATGGTAAAGTGTGGTGCTTTGAGGTACCAACAGGTTTGTTTATTACCAGGAGAAATGGGAAAATAACAATTCAAGGAAACTCCGCTCAATACGATAAAGACTTCAAGATTTTTACTCATGAAGGCGTGTCTGTAGAGAGAGTTGGGTATGGTCAAGGCATTTTAGATATTGGTAATGACATCACTCAACTAATAAAAGAAATATATGTAGGTTTGCAAGTTCCGTCAGTATTAATGGACGGAGGCTCTGATACTACATATGCTAATGGCGGCGTTGCGATGGATATTTTGCGCCAACGATATATGCAATTTAGAAACATGATGAGTATGTGGTTAAAAAGAAAAATTTTTGCACCAATATCACATATTCAAGGTTTTTATGAATACAAAAAGGGCAGCGGTAAATCAGAAAAACAATTAATAGTTCCTGAAATTGACTGGAATCATATGTCATTATTTGATGCCGGTGATTATATGAATGTACTATCGCAGCTAACACAGGGCGAAGGCGGACAAAAAAGAGTATCTTTGCACACGCTTTATCGTTCACTTGGGCTTGAATGGGAAGATGAACAGCGAAAAATGCGTAAAGAGGCAATTTCAGTTGCAATCTTAAAGAAAGAACAAGCCGCTTTGGATACAATGGATCTAAATTCTATACGTGCAATTACTGATGATGATGAAATTTTAGAGCCTGACAATGCTTCTGATTTTGCAAATGAATCCTCTGGTGGCGAAACTGCCCCATTACCTGGAATGGAAAGCTCGCCAACTACTCCACCAGCCGTATAAATTAAATTGTTATACGCACATTAATTAGCCATATTTTTGTATTACATTGGAAATGTGATTATAAGGAATATTTTATGAAAAAACAAGCGCAAAAACGAAGCTTAATGCATCGGTTAAAAGAAAATGTTGATATTTTCGGACATGCAGCAGAAGCCTTTAGTCCCACATTTGGAAAATTAATGGGTGAAATTCGTGAAGCAGACGAATCAGTTCGCAAATCATTATTAGAAGAAGATCCTAATCCAAAAAAATTACTTGATGACGCCAAGTCAAATTTTAATAGACGAGAGTATATGTCAGCTGTATCTGGTCTTGCTGCTTTTCATGACAAATTAGCCGGTGTAATGGGGGCTCTAAAAAGTTTATCTGCAAAGGTTGACGAGGCTCACAAAGAGTTTATTTTTAAAGATCTTCCAGATGACACATTATCAGGATTAAAAGGGCTAAGGCAAAAATTTGAAGCTAAAGCGGAAGTTAAATATCAATTAAATAAATATGCCGGCATTAGTGATTTATGGTATTCATTAACGACTGAGCGTGGCGGCGCATTAAGAGCATGGGAAAAACGATATCCTGCTAAGATGAAGCAATTAAAATCTCAAACACAGTCTTTAATAAATAAATCTGATGAATTATTTTCAACATTATTATCATCATTAAAAGATATGTCAAAAGCAAGGGCTAATCGTAATTTAGATGATTACGTCAAATCAGTTGATAGATTAATAGGAAAATATAATTCTTATGACGCAAACTTCAAAACATATTATAATGATAACGTTAAGGGGTTTTTAGATAAATTAGTTGCGGCGGAAGAAGCGAAAGCGGCGGAAGAAGCGAAAGCGGCGGAAGAAGCGAAAGCGGCGGAAGAAGCGAAAGCGGCGGAAGAAGCGAAAGCGGCGGAAGAAGCGAAAGCGGCGGAAGAAGCGAAAGCGGCGGAAGAAGCGAAAAAATTATTATCGGTCAAAACTCCAGATATTGGATTGGGTGAACAAAATATAGTGTCTGAAAAGCCATCATCAACATCAGGGGCGTCACGTTCATTTGCACCTGCGCCTGGATCTGAATTGGATAAGACTGTAAGCACTCTACCATTTGCAAAAACACAACCAATTCCAGCTATAAAGATACAGCCTGAGCCAATTAAACAGCCAAGCTCATTCCCAAAGACTGTCCCATCGCCAATCTTACCACAAATAAATCCTGAAAAAGTATATGATCAGGTTATGAAGGGAAAAATACCTCAGGCAATTGTTCCAAAACAAATTGCGGAAACTGCGGTAGAAACTATAATTCCTCCGGTAAAACTTAATCAGCCTGAGCCAGAATCAGATGAGCCTGCAAAAATTGAAGAAGATGCATTAAAAACTGATAAATCTCCTGCAACAATGCCGACAAGATACTCCAATTTTATTAACACCTTGCAAATATTTTCAAATGAAAGCCCTGAAGTGCTGGCAATGGAAATATCAAAATTTGCCAATTCAATTAAACGTAGTGATAAATTAACAAGCTTAAAATTATTTGCTATTGTTGAAGGCATAAAAAATGGGTAATCGTGTAGAAAGAGTTCAAACAAACGTCTCCCAGAATGATGTCATAAGCGCTATGATTGAAGCCTGGAAAGAGTTGTTTGGTACTATGCCTTATAGAGAACAAATAGCTCTATTATTATCACAAAATGATTTAGAAACCGGGCATAGAAAAAGCATGTGGAATTATAACATTGGTAATATAACTACCAACGGAAAAGGTACATATGACTATTTTGATAATCTTACCACTAGTGAACAAACTAGCCCTGGAGTATGGAAAAAAATGCGTCTTAAGTATAGGGCGTATCCGTCTTTAATCGAAGGGGCAAAAGACTATTTACAATTTTTAAGTTCCGGGCGATACCAAAAATCCTGGCAAAATGTGCTTCATCCAGACCCGGCAGCATTCGCAAAATCATTAAAAGATGCCGGGTATTATACTGCTGATGAGGCACCATACTCAGAACATTTAAGTAGTTTATTTAAACAATATACATCTACGAAAGAACATAGGCCTGATGCTGACCACAGTCATTACACGCAAAAAACACATACTAATAATGAAGGCCCAGGTGTAAAGGGGTGGCTAATTACACAGCTAAATAAAATGCTTGATTCATATTTAAGTGCTTTTGCCAATAAATTACCGTCTAATAATTATTTAATAAAGATTAGCTCTAAAAATATATATAATTCGGCAGAGTTTTCTAGAATATTATGCGAGGCTTTAGAAGAGGAATTTGGTGTAAGAACTTATTCATACACAGATAATAAAGATATTGAGATAGAGTGTGCTGCCAATTTAGATAAGAAAAATATAGAATTAGCTTGTAATGAAGTATTAAATATGTTTGAAAAATCTGCCGGTGTTTACGATATAAAAACGGAATTATTAGATAGCGATAAATCAAGACTAAAGTTTATAGATTATAATAAGTCATCAAATAATTATCGTATGTTTAGAATAAACCAATATTTAGTCAAAGGTTAAAATGGCAACGGAAAAAGATTGTTTAGATTTGATTCAAAATACTCCTACTAGAGATAGGACTTTTGCGGAATTTGTATCAATATTATTTAAGGATAAAATAGTCGAGGTGTATGTTGGAGATTCATATGAAGATATTAAATTAGAACAACATTCTCAGCAATATCCAGCTATATTCTGTGGCAAGGTTGTCGGAGCATATAAAGAATGTTTGATTCTTATGTCCGCATATTCTGAAGGTAATGAATATAAAATGGGAGGGATATTTATTGTTAATGAGCGCGCCATAAAAGCATTACGAGAAGCGTCTACTAAAACAAAAATATCTGATATGTTTCTTGATAGCGAAGATTCAGTTAGTGTAGCTAAGAGATTTGGTTAAAATGGAAACATTGATAAAAATTTCTTATATTAAAAAATTACCCAATGGCAAATATAGAGTTTTATCAGAAAAAGGAAAGAATTTTGGAACATACGATTCTAAGGAAGCTGCAGAAAAAAGATTAAAACAAATAGAAATGTTTAAGTATATTAATAGATATAAAAAAATTAAAAAAGCCAGTGATGATAGGATTGATCTAACTGATATTGAAGATTTCAGCTTATCTGCTGTAATGAGAAAATTAAACAAGCAATTGTCAAAAGATGATATATTATGTTTTTTCAAAGTTTATAAAGAACATTTTGATGTTGCAATAACAAAAGAACTTCAAAAACCCGAAGTGTTAGCATTAACAAAAGCACTATTAGATCTTAATAAGGTAAAGAAAATAAAAATAGATAAAAGTATAATCAAGGAAGCAGCCATAGCTGAACTTGGTGATGCTGCTCAAGTTGGTCAATACCTAGCCGGAATGATTAAATTTCTCATGCAACGAATTTCATTGGAAAACAGACAAAAATCAATTAATGGATTAAAGCAAAAATTGTATATTTTGAATGAATCTGAAATTGCTGGAAAAAAAATGCCAGCATCAAGTGCAATTGGCCAGTCAATCACATTAGTTAAACACATTCTATTTAGTCATGATTCCAGGTATATTAGAGAGGTCATAAATAATATTGTGAGAAATTTGTGATTAATAGGTTTATAAGAGTAGTTGATGGGTTATATAGAGGGTCTGCTCCGTCAGTTAAAGACGTTGTAAATCTAAATAAATTATATGGTGTTAATAAAATAGTGAGTTTGGATCAATTGGCAGGAAACAGAATAAATAAAATATGCAAATTGTTAGGAATTAAACATATAATTATTCCTATGAACGGTGCAAAGTCTTCTATTATTAATTTATTAAGCCATGATATAAAAAAATTATTGTTGAATGACGGACCTACTTTTGTTCATTGCCAAGAAGGTAAAGATAGAACCGGGTTTATTATTGCTTTATTTAAATGTAAATATATGGGAGTATCATTAGAAGATGCGTTAGCAGAAGCAATTGGTCTTGGATTTGGATACGGAATTGATCCATTATTTACAAAGCTATATATAGGTATACTTAAAAAGCTATGTGTTGATAATAATTCCGCTGACACTACCATTGTTGATAATGAAAGAGAATACATGCAAGATGGGCGATCATCTGCTTTAGATCATGCTGACAGAGGCTCATTTGCTCCATATATGAGCATAACGAGGCAGTTTCCATATGATCCACCATATAACTATGTTTATGATCAAGAGCCTACAAGAGAAAATTTTAGGCAGCCAATAGAGCCGAATGAGCCACATGGAGAGCTTCCCATGGTTGGACAATACGACAATGCCTCTGGAGTTAAAGGAGTTGGGCCGGTTGAAATTGGGACAGGGTTTCTAAATAGTTAGTAAATTAATTAACCTCAAAGAGAATTAAACCATCCGGCATCATACATTACAGAATATATTTGTCCAAGAGTAGCCCAATCAATATCTGCCGACAATATATTGCTTAATGAAAAAACCTTAATATAAGTTATCTCCGTGTCGTTCTCGTTACCATATGATTCGTTTATTCTTGATACAAAGTATTCAAGCTCTTCTCGACTTAATTCATAACTAAATACAAATGACTTATGAGCTGATAATGTTCCAGAAATTTGTCTCGACCCAACCGGTTTTAATTTTTCAATATTAATATCAAACCCGGTTTCTTCTTTTATTTCTTGTATTATAATTTTTTCATTATTTAAACTATTATGTGATGATCCGCCTACATTTTCAATAACAAATCCATCTTTGGTGACGGCAGGTGATCTAAACTCACGAATTAATATAATTTTTGAATTTTCTAAATGTTTTTCTCTATGCCACATAACTACAGATGATATGTTTGTTCTAGATAAAACAAATTCGTTGGTTTTAACCCTATTTTCTTCGGAGATGTAGACATGTACTTTCAAGATCCACATAAATACAAAATCGCCGTTATTTGGTCTAAAGCTATATAAAACTCTTGCCCAATCTAATCTATTTTTTGCATTTGTTTGAGACTTATACCATTGTTGAAATGTCTCTGTTTTCCACACAAATAGGGGGACAAATCTTTCCCCTCCAGATCTTTCGGCTCCATCACCAATTTTATCAATAGCATCTTGCATAGTATCTGCTAATGTTTTTGAAAAAGGTATATTAAATTCTTTTGCATAAAATTCTTGATACGATGTTTTTTCTGCATCTGCAGGGCAGCCTAAAACAACCTTTCCGCTACCCTTCCAGTAGCCATACTCATCATTTGTTGTAAATGCTGGCAGATTTTTCAAGTCTCTCGGTATCCAAAAAACAATACAATCCGCAATATTTAAGCATTTATCTTCCCATTTTACCTGTTCATTATAATCAAAGTTTTCATTGGAAATCATATCGCGATTTTCCGGACAAAATATAACCCCGTCATATCCTTTATCGCGAAGTATATTGATGGCACCTTCTCGCCATGAGGTTAATTCTTTTTCTTGACCCGGGCGAAGTGATGGCCCTGCAAGAAATAAGCTCTTTTTTATTACTTCAGGTATTTCTTCGCCAGTGTATATAATTTCCATTTTAAAACCTCCAGCATATCTATATCTACAATATTAGTTATAATTTGACATATTTTTTGAACAAAATGTATAAAAAATCTTACATGGTACAAATGTCATATGATATATCGGATGCAGAAAAAATGCAAGCCGAGAAATCTCTTATGGCATTTAATAATACGCTTAACTTATTAAAGGTGGCGACAGATCATCTAAATGTAATGTTAACTCCATTCAAAGATAATCCTGATATTTCTTCAGAAGAAATATTTAATTTTCGCACTCAATTAAGAGATTTTCGAGACGATGCAATAGATAATTTTAATAAGTTTAAGTTGGCCGGCTTTCAATGTATAGTTTTAATGCAAATGTTTTCGTCAGATACACAAACCGTTAAATTAATGAAAGCGTTCGTATCTTCTATTGATGATCTTGAAGGTAATGTGAATGGTTTTGCGGAACAATTCTCTGATCTTAAAACAAAAGATTTTATAAAAAAAATTATTAATATTACGTTAATTATTAAGTCAAAGTGTGAAAAAATAGAGAATATTATTAATGATCGTTTAAAACCGCATATTAGAGAAAATATCTTATCAAAGACATGGATTAACGAAATAGATAATTCGAAAACACAATTAGATGCTAATAAACCGTTAATGGTAGATTTATTCAACAAAAACCAGAAAAAATAATGGTAATATTGATATATTACATTAGACCGTGCACTATATATATGATGAGAGATAAAGGTTGATAATAAAATGAGTTTTGTAAAAAGAGGTGATGCAGAAATTATATCAGTTTTTCAAGAAGAGAAATTGAATGATCAACAGAAAAAATCTGTTGAAGATCATCATAATAAACTTCCTAAAGATGCAAATAAACTGGAAGACGAAACGCTCAAGAAAATAGAGAGTTAATTTATGTCATTTATTAAACTTGGAGAATTAGTAGATATTAGCCTGGAAACATCGGAATCTGTTATACCTATGATTGATGACAGCGCTATTACAGAGCATTTTAAGCGATATGCGTTTGAAATGAAAAAGATTGCCCCAAAAGCTAATGATTTTTTATATTTTTCAGCTGTTATGATGCATTCTGCCGAAGCGAGCGCAATTAATCCAGATGGTTCAGTAAAAAAGACCGCAAATGGCGAGCCTGTAACAGTTGGGTGGGATACTTCTGGTGGCACTTGGAGATGGATAACAAATGACCCATCAGTTAAACCATATAAGAATAGCAATAATGATATTTTCCCGGAGTCAGAATTAATTAAAGCTTATCGTAAATGGAAAGATAAGCCTCTTTGCATTGATCACAAATCAGATTCGGTAGATTATGTTCGTGGGTTCATTGTTGATACTTATTATGATCGTGCGCTAAAACGAGTCGTGGCACTTTGCGCATTAGATAAGTTTAATTATCCTGACCTTGCACGAAAAGTTTCATCTAGATATTCTAATTCGGTGTCAATGGGTACTGCCGTTGGTCGCGCAATTTGTTTTGACTGTGGCCAAGTTGCAAGAGCTGAAAAAGATTTTTGTCAACATATGCGCTCAAAAACAAGTTATGGCGAAATAAATGTTGATTTAAGTCCAATTGAATTATCTATTGTTGTTAACGGAGCTGATCAATATGCAAAAATTAAACATATTATTGCATCAGCAAATGAATTAAATAGATATGTTGAAATGAAACGCGAAAGAATGGAAGAAATTAGCAAATCATCGGTAAAAATAGATGATATTATTCAAATTCGCAAAGAATTCGATGATGCAATGACAAAACTGGCAAATCTGGAGTCTGCAATAATCGAAGAAAAATCTGCCAAAAATACTAATGATACCGCATTAGTTCAAGCAAGTGGCGATATTTCAGTAGCAGAAACAGAATTGCCTGCCACGGATTTCAATATCTCACCACCTGCTCAAAGGCTTGCCGCTGATGATGACTGTTGTGGAGTTGATATCGTAAAGTTGAATGAGGTTGTTTCTTCAATTGAAAGTAATTTAACCTTCATCAAACAAAGTTTAGACAAGTTATCAAATTCTAATAATACAAACGAGGAAAATATGTCTGGATCAAAGGATAATGTTAAACAAGCGTACTTTCAAGGGACAGAAGAGCCAACTCCAGGCGAGGCAAAGTATTTAAAAGAGCCTCTAAATGAGAATCTTCGAACTGACGGCGACAAGCACATGATGGCCCAAGATACAGGACCGGTTGACGGACTATTTCCTGGCGATCTTGAGAAAAAGAAAATGCTTGCTCGTGCTCAGGCTGAAGAGCGGGCAATGCGCAGACAAACCGTGGTGGCAAAGGCAAAAGAGGCTCTTGAGAAGCGATCTTATTTTCAGGGCACTGAAGAGCCAACCCCAGGTAAACCGCAATATTCAAAAGATCCAATGAATCAAGATCTTCGTGAAGACAGCGATAAACAAATGGTTGGTGCAAAACCATTTCCGGGCGTCGGTAAAACTGAAGATCTTTATCCGGAAGATAAGAAAAAGAAGGAGCTTCTTCAAAGAGCATCTTTCCGCGCCAGATTTATAAAGGCTGCCAATAATGATGGCACTCATAATAAAGGTAATAGCGCATGGGAAGTTTACTCTGGAGATAAACTCCTTGTTTCTGCATCAGTTAATGAGTTAACTGGTAATCGTGCAAACGCTCTATATGCAGCTATTGCAACCAAAGATTTTGGCGCAAAATTAATTGAAGATGTTAAGACAGTTGGCGCCGCGAAAGTTAAGTCTCTATATAAGTCTGCTCAAGAGGCTGCTGTCGCTGAACCAGCTCCAGAGGCTCCAGCTCCAGAAGCACCAGCTCCAGAGGCGCCTGCAGTCGAAGCAGCTCCCGTCCCAGCTGACAATGATGGTCTAAAAGAAACCGTAGTAGATCTTAAAGACAAGTTAAAAGAAGTTTCATCTGATTTAGGCGAAGCCCTTGACAAGCTTCTAGATGAGCAAGCTGAAATGGGCGATATGGATAAAGCCGCTTCGCAAGAATCAGCTTCACTTAATAATATGCGTAAAGAACTAAACGGCGCCCTTGTAAACGCGCTTAAAGAATCAATCGCAGAGCTTAAGGATCGCGAAGAAGAGCTTACTCAAATTGCAGATCTTTCAAATAAGAACGAGAAACTTGCATCAGAAAACGATATGTTTAAGTCAATTGTTGAAGATTCAATTGAAGAAGCAAAAACTGTTCTAGCAGATTCTTTCAAGCTTATGACCGCTTTTGTAAAATATGCCCGTGGAACAGAAGCTATCGTTAAACGCGCAGAAATTGAATCTAAACTTACTCAACTATCCGATAATGGAGAATCTGATATGGCCGCATTAGATGATTTAATGAATGATGATAAGGATCTTATGAACCTAATCAATGATGTTGATGATGATATGAATGCACTTAAAGAAGAAATGTGCGCAGAAGATGACTCATCTGATTCTGCAACGGCTGATGATGTGGATACTGATATGGTCGCGGAAGCATCATTTAATTTAACCACAAAAGAAGGTCGAACTGCTTTCCGAGCTAAACTTGCTGCAGACACAATGAAAATGTCTCCAGTTCTTCATGAAGCGCATCCAAAGGGCGGTACAACTACGTCTCTTGATGTCAAACCAAGCGGTAATCTTGCAGAGGTTGAAGATCTAGAAGGTGTTCATGATGCAATGATGGACGTTGCTACTGCTCCACCAAAGGTTCGTAAAGAGGCTGAGGCGATACAATCTCTCATTGTATCCGGGCAATTAGACGCAGCCGATGTAGATGCCCTTGTTTCAGAGGGTCTTGATAAGGATGCGGTTGCTTATTGGAAGAAATATTTCGGTCAAGCAGGTTCAGAGGGCTCACAATTTGCAACAGAATTGGTTAAAGAGCATGCTAAGGCTAAGATGGAAAAAGAACTCGATGCATTTAAGGTTAAGATTGCACGAGCATATGAATTAACATATGATATGGTAGAGCGTGGTCTTTGTTCACGAGACAGGTCTTCAGTTTCCTCGCAAGTAGAAGAAATACTTAAGTCTAATAATGATGGCTTTGATTCTCTCAAGAGGGTAGTTGCTCGTCATGAACCACTTGCAGTAAAACAATCTGGTCGCATGCCGCAAGTTGGTATAATTGGTTCAGAAGAGTCATTTGTAAGCTTGGGCGATTCAGAAAACCTTTTATCACAACTATCAGCAGCATTTTCGGGTAATGGCAAAAGGCTCTTCTAAAGGAAATAATAATGGCAAAAAATAGCGTATCCGAATCAGTTGCTCGTGAAATGAATGAAACTCTAAATAGTGAATCACATAAATCATTATTTGGAACTATATACAAATCAGCGCAACAACTTGAAGTAAAAATGTGTGAAAAATGCCACAAAAACCCATGCGTTTGCGCAGATGTCGCCAAAGTAGAAGACGCAGCCTGTGCAAATGATGGTGTTGATGTTGCAATGAGTGATGACAGTAGTGGTGATGAAGATGAAGATAAAACCAGCACTGCAGCTCTTGATGTAGCAATTGACAGTTTAATCAGGGCATCGGCCGCTCTTGATAGGGTTGGTTTTGAAAAATCGGCAACTGTAACACTGAATCTGGCCGGATTAGTTGCAGAGGCAAAAAAGAAGAAGATGGAAAAGAAGAAGGCTCCAAAAAAGCCTGCAAAATCGACAGAAAAATCAACAAAAGAAACACCTAAGAGTAAATCTGATAAGTCTAAAAAAGAGACTTCAAAAGATACATCAAAGAAAACAACGGAAGAATCAGCTAAGAAGTCAAAAAAGTAAAACTGTTAAACTTAGAGCATGGGATTGTATTGTGCAATCCCATGCTTTTTCATTAACACAAGTGGTTCGGAGCCACGCAAATTGAGACAAGGCCCAATAAAATGACTCATAAATTATTCAAATTTGGCAGCGTAGAAGATGAGCTTATGGCATCAATGGAAGCTTCGCTTGTTAAAAATCAAAAAGATATGGCTTTCGGGCATGATAAATTAATAAAAGCAGTTGATCATTTGAGTGCAGCAGCAGAAATATTTGATAATACCGGTTTTGGCAAAGAAGCAGAAATTATCACAAGATTAATTGAAAAAATTGCTCAGGATAAAAGCGTTGGCGAACTAATAGAAGAGGAATTAGGCGCCCAGCTTCATCCAATTAATAAAATGATTGAAGAAGATCTCGTTAAAAAAGAAATTGATGACCTTATTCAATCTGAACAAGAATTAGACAGCCGACAATATCATATTCAAAAAATGCTTGATGAAGAAATGTCTAAAAAAAAAGTCTAGCCAACACCAAATTCGATAAGTACACACACGGCTTAACACCTGAAAAAATGGTGGAAAATCTTAAACATACCGGAACTCCATTTGATTATCCGGCAGATGATTTATTAGAATTAGATATTGAAGATAATTTGGAAGTGTCTGATTTAGATTCGGACATGGATTTTGAAGACGAAATATAGCGGTTAAACTCTTGATATTTTTCGTATTTTCTTGGCAAATATATTGTTGCATCTGAATATAACCAATCCAATAATTTTTTCGACTGTCTATTGCCTCCGACCGATAATGTTGTCGTTATTTGATTTGTTTTTGGACAAGACAGTGATAAAGAACAATTTACATTTAGAGTTTTATTTATAATTTCTTTAACCGAATTGCAAAATTTATCGGTAGATATTATCTTCCAAATAAAATTAATTCCGTGGCGTAGTTTGTTTTTATAAATTGTTCCGTCACCATCCGAATAACCTCTAATAAAATGACGAACTAATTCGGGTTTAATAAATGATGGAAAAATCAATTTTAATGATTTATTTGGGACGCAACCGAGATCAATTAATTGATCACAGATTATTTTTTGATGAGTTCTAAAATAAGAATATTTTCCATCATATAATTTAACTGGAGATGATGGGGAAAGAATGTCTCTTAATTTTTCTATTATTATAATATCTTCTTTCTTAAGCTTAATAGTCATTACATATTGTGTATTTTTTATTTGCACGCAGCCGTCAGCATATAACAATCCAAGAAAATATGCATTCTCTTCAGAATTAATTAGATTAAAAAAATTAATATTAATATCGTTATATGTAATATTTTTTGGGATTCTTGTTGTTATTTTATTTTTAATTAATATTGATGAGATAGTTTTCTGTGAACAATTTAATTCTTTAGCAATTTCATTTTGTGTTTTTCCCTGATTATATGATAAAATTATATTATTTACTTGATGATATGAAAATATAGAGTGCATCATACGATATATATCATAGTAGGCATGGTGTAAATTAAATAGGAAAATTGATGTTAAGATTAGTGCAAATTGGCAACGCCCTTCCAGCGAGTTTTATAGTTGACCCTAGCGCAGAGTTTCAATCAGGTCAGATAGCAGAACTTACAATTATCGGAAACCAAGTTATGGCAACGGTAAGCAAAGGTACAGCTCCAATTGGAATTATTGATGATATTAAAACCAGGGCATTTACTAGTGTTTCTTGGAATGAAGAGATCGTAGTTGCCGCAGCCGGAGTCTTAGATATAAATAATGTTATAGTCACTCCAGTTGATGTTAAGGCAGAATTAATTCATCCAAATGTTATGGGATCAAGTTTTATATCATCTGTCCCTTGCGCGCTTAATTCAAATAATGGGGTGATTACATTTCTGTCTGGAACCCCGCTTAATTTTGATTTAACTGGCGGCGGCATTCCTAACGCAATTAGAGCTGTTGTTAGCTATACATATCAAGTTGCAAATATTCCTGGCGATGATAGTACGGCGGCGAGCGGGCGAGTTACGGTATGGTTTAATAGGATGTTCGCCCAGACTGATCAATATGAAACAAATCAGCAGTACCCAGTTAGAGCAAATTTATATGTGAGCGAATTAGGGCTATTAACTACAAGACGACCGAGCGATTTTCATCCGGCTGTCGCCATGGTAACTGCTCCACCATCTCCATTACACAGTATGATAGAGTTTCTTTGGTATTAAAACAATGTGCATTATATATACAAAATAACAAATATAGTCAATAATAAAGTTTATATTGGTCAAACAATAAACCCAAATGCCAGATGGAGAGCACATCAATCATATGCTCTAAAAAAACCTATCCAATATATACATCGAGCAATGGCAAAACATAAATTTGTCAATTTTATATTCGAGTTGATTTTAACCTGTAAAACGCAGGATGATGCAAATGAAGCGGAAGACGTCATAATTATTCAATATAATAGCCGTAACAAGAAATATGGATATAATCTAAATGCTGGCGGTATTAATGGTATTAGCTCAGAAGAAACCAAACAAAAACAGCGTGAAGCCACCATTAAACAAATAAAAGAAATGGGCCATCCCGCCAAAGGTACTAGGCGCTCCGAAGAACAGCGGGCTTATTTAAGTTATGCTCAGAAAAACAGAAATAATAATTATACATCCGAAATAAGACAAAGAATGTCGGATGCGCATATTGGTATCAAAGACTCTGAACAAACAAAAAAGAAAAAATCTGATAGTGCAAAACTCGGGTGGCTAAAACGTAGAAAAATAACAAATAATAATGGATATTATCGTGAAAAGAACAAAGAAAAAATAGTTGCAAAAAAGAAAGAATATTACGAAAATAACAAAGCTGAAATCTTAAAAAGGAGAAAGGTTTATTATGAGAATAATAAAATAAAATCGTTGCAACAACAAAAAGGATATCGAAAGAACAATAAGGATAAGATTAGAGACATTAATATAAAATATGTTGCTAAAAATAAAGAAATAATTTTATTGAAACAACAGGAATATTATAAAAATAATAAAGCTATATTGCTTGATAAAAAGAAAATTCGTTGCGTTTTTAAATATAAAAACGATATATCTTACAAGCTAAGGCAATTAATTAGCTGCTCCATTAATCAGCAATTAAAAAAATCTTCGATATCAAAATCATGCAAATCAATATCTAGCATTCTAAAATATTCAATAAATGATTTTAAAGCACATATTGAGAGTTTATTTGAGCCATGGATGAATTGGAATAATCATGGGCAATATAGGGCAAATGAATGGGACAATAATAACAATAAAACATGGGTATGGCAAATTGATCATATTACGCCGCAGAGTTGTTTTAAAATTAAATCAATTAATTGTGAAGAATTACAAAAATGTTGGGCGTTAAACAATCTTCGACCATATTCTGCAAAACAAAATAATATTGATAGAAATCGCATCGGCTAAATATACGGCAATAAATCTGTATAATATAGACAACCACACATAATAAAAGGTTAAAATGAGTCTCAAGCATTTAAAATTTGGCGAGTCTTTTTCAATGAGGTCTTTCGAGAAATTGGCCCAAGAAAAAGGTTTAATTAAAGCCGACCCCGTTATAAAAATGGCCAAAAAATCAGTTGATTTAACTCCGTCAGATAGTTTATTGAATAATATAATTAGATTATCTTCTGGTCTTCGCGCTCAAGGATTTATAACATATGCCGAAGAACTTGAAAAAAAATGTTTGATGTTCAAAGAAGCGAATACTCTTTATGAAACATCAAAAGAAAAGGGCGAAGATCTTATCGACGCGGCTCACCCAAAAGGAAGCCATAAACTAGTTGGTGTACTTGGCGATGCAGTTGTCGAAACAATCGTGGATCAAGATAAAAAAATAATGGATGTAGTGAATAAAAAACCAACCGGAAAATTGGCGTCAAAAGATATTATCAAGATGGTTAAAATTGTTTTAGGTCAAGACAGAAAATCCGAATTAGAAAAGGGAATGAATGATATTGCTTCTAAAATAATAGATAAATTAAATCTATTGAATTCAATTGTATCAGGTGAACTCACTTTTTCTATAGATGGATTTATTAACGACGCAAGCAAGCTTCTTATGAGTCCATCGCGTGATACATTAGAGTATGCAAAAAAACTATTAGTTGGTAATAATCCGGGGTCATTAGAATACCGTCTTAAACCGGGATTATTAGGCGGTTTAAAAAAAGGCACATGGGACGTTGTTTCGGCTCTACTATATTCTTTGCCAAAAAAAATTGATGATATGCTGGTTTTACAATTAGAGCTAGATGGTATTAAAGGAAAATCTTTGGTCGAAGATAAGCCGTTTACACCAGCTCCGGCCGTTCAAAAATCAGATGAGTTGGAAGATAGAATTAAAAAAGCATTAAGCACAATTGCATTATATCAAAATTTTTTGGATAACTCTAATTTAGATACCGATGATAAGAATAGCGGAAAAAAGCAATTAGATGCATTAAATCAAAAATTATTGCAAAGTAAAAAAATGTTTGACTTATTAGCTCCAGAACAAAAAGACGAGGGCAAATCACTAATTTCTGGGCCAGTAAAAGTTGTAGAACAAGATATAGTGAAATTTAAATCTTTATGGTTTAAGTAAAAGGATTTATGCGCATATTTCCTCCCAAAAATATAAAGAAAGTTGCTGAAATAACCGGGCCCAGGGGTAATAGGCGTATTTCTGTTGATGAATCGTCGGCCACTACAGGTCCGGCTACAGCAGAGCGTACAAGCCCAGCACAAGTTCCTGCAACAAAGAATACAGTTAAGAGGGTTTCGCCAATCATAAAATCACCGGCCACGGCAATGATTCCAGATGTCAAGAGAATGCAAGAGGCCATGGCAGATATTGCTAGCCACATATCTCAATACATAAACTATGATGCTTTAATTCAAGGAATGCAAGCAAATCAAGCAACTCATGAAGGAGCAAAAACAGTTGGCAAAGACGCATTTAGCAATTTTATGGTTGATAGCTTTTTACGGTCCGCCCCAACAAAAGGGGTTGAATTCGATCCGGATTTAGAGAAAAAAGTTGTTAGTGAAAAGACTCCTTCTGATCTAAAATATATGCATTTAGTTCTTGAAACATTAAAAAGAATTGGCGGAGCATCAGCTGAGTTTAACGCAGACGGTAAGTGGGGGCCGAGAACAAATAATGGTCTAAAAAATATTGCAGCCATATCAGATGCTTTATTAAAAATCGGGGAAGCATTTAATTTTACGGCCACTTCATTTGATAAAAATAGCGAAACAAAACTAAATAGCTTAATTCCAAATAATGACATTGATCTTACTGATGATCAAAGAAAAAATAACGCTAAAGAAATAACTCCACTTTTATTTGATTTGAAAAAAATGTTTGTAGAGTTTCGCGATAATGTAATGAAAAGCCCTTACCACAAATCATATATTGAGGGAAAACCATTTATAACATATCAGAAACCTGGGCAAAAAGATATTTCTAAAGACTTGTCTGATGATGAAGAAGCAATACATAAAGACATTAATGATAAACGAGATACGAGCTTATATTTGGCACCACGAAATGCAAGATACTCAATAACGTTTGATGGTATCTCGGGCTCATTATTATTATCAGCAAGTGATCTATTAAACAAAGACGCGTTTGATAGTTGGTTGATGAAGCAAACTCCTTTAATACAGTTTAAGCAACATCTTACTCCAATTGATTTTATGGAAAGAGTAGTGAAGCCTATTTTTAATCAAGTAAAAAAACAGGCGGATCAAGAATTATCTAAATATAAAAGCAATTTACCGAGAGCGATATAATGGGACTTTTTGATAATGACGATCTAATAATTAAGCTGCTAAAGTATGGTTCCGAGTTTGAATTAAAGTTCGGTAAATATGCTCAAACTCAACCAGCTGCTAGCCCAAATTATTTTTCATTAACGCAAAAATTAGTTTCTAATTTAGAACAAAGCTATTTTCCTAAACCAAAAGATGCTAACGCAATATCTTCGGGATCTGACGATTCAGAAGTAAAGTTTACCGTTTCTGATGTAAATACCTGGGGCAATTTCTTAGCGTTTATCTCTTCTAATAAAATGATGGTTGGAAATGTAAGGATTGCATATGATTCCAATCCTGATATACCTGGTTATTTGCCTACTAGCGGGAAAATTGCTAATTATATGGAACATGGCGATAGATCCGCCATAAAACCAGAATTTTATATTAACAAAGATTTGGCTATTAAATATATACAATCTTTGCAACATCAAGCTGAAACAATGGGTGAAGAAGGTAAAGTTTTAAAAGTAATGCTTGGTTCACGCATTGATGATTTGAATAAAGTTTTTGAAATACAATTAAATAAAAAATATCAAGAGCCTGAATTTGAATTAAAAGATGATGATACATTAACTTCTTTTCGCGTAATATTGGATCAATCTGATGGCGATAGGACATTGAGATATAAAGATATAAAGACTGCTGGGGCTTTGCAACAATGGGCAAAAGACCAGGATGTTTTTATTGAAATTAATGGCGCAAATGTTAGTGCAAGAAATTTAGATTTTAATTGGTGCGATGCCGTTAGAATAATATATAATAAAGCAAAATTATTAAAACAAAATAATGTTGCTGAAAAAAAGTATGATATATTCGTAAAACAAATTGAAGTGATAACCCCGCAATTAAGTTTTAATGATCTGCCTTGTTCAGTTTCTGGCACAAGTTCATCAGCAAAACAAACGAATAATAAAACGCCATACGAACTTGTTGATCATAAAGCGCGCGATAAAGATAAACCAGGCTCAACAACAAAAAATTTTGCTGAATTAATTGGCAAATTTCCTTTGTTTATTGATCGAATTGATTTTGATAGAATAAGAGATTTTACTCAGATATATCAAAATGTAACTGGTGAATACTCCCAATATACATCTGAAATTGTGCAAACTGTAAATAATCTAATAATGTCTTCAGGTGCCCACACTCAAACTTTAGATGCCACTGTTGACCAAATATCATCAAGATTAAAAGGTGCACACCCGGTTCATTACCTTAAAATGCTTTATGATCTTATAAGCAGAGTGTCAGACATGTTAACAGATTTTAGAAGCAAATATTCAGACGTATTAAATGGAAATCAACAACTTAAACAAGATCTTAATAAACAAATTGGGTCCGATCCTGGTGATACAGGGTCGTTTGCTCATCAAAATATTAACAAGTTAACATACTTATTGTCAGACGCAAGCACTTGGAGGCGTTAAAATGAAAAATAGCGCCATACAATATTATTTAGACACTCTTATAATTCAGGCATCTCTTGGCAATGATAAATTAACCAAAGAAGCTCAAAGTGGCGCCGTAGGTACAATTATATCTGATGTAAAAAATTATGTTAGTTCTAAAATTGATGATAATAATAAAGTTAGTAGTGTGTTAAATATTATCGCTCCGGGGGCTATTTCAGTTTTATTAAGATCTATTGGTCTAAATTGGATTGGTTTTCTCCTGCCACTTGCAATGAATGTTTTCGGCATTAAATTTGACGAAATATTATCATCAATACATTCAAAAATAAGCTCTATGTTAAAAGCTGGCCCAGTGTCATCTGAACAAGTGGATGCGGCAGTTGAAGCCTCATTTGAATCAGAAAAATCAGCCCCTCCAACCGAAGAACAGCTTCAGCAATATTTACAAACACATTCTTTTAATAAAATGCTTCGATCGGCTCATTTATTTAAAATGTCGTTAATTCAATCCAGTAATATTAAAAAAACAGCCGGAGTATTTGATATGTTTGGCGGAAGCAAAGTTAAAACGGTTAGCTTATTGGCAAGTGTGGTTAAATGGACAATAAAAACAGTTATTGCTGCCGCAGGACTTATGGTAGCTGGCGATGTAGTTAAAAAAATGGTGGGTATAAAGGATCAGTTAGACGAAAAACAAATTTCTACTGCGTTTAAATTGAACTCGTCTTATGATAATAAACAACTAAATACGGATAAGGCTACTTGGGTCGAGTCCGTTATTCCAAATACAAATAATATTAAAGATTTTGTTCTTGATTGGATGAATGAAGTGTACCAAGATATAGAGCAATATGAAGAGTTGGCCGAAAATACATTCGGATTTAGGAATGTTGTAAAAGAAATTGAAGATTTTAATGCCGGGAATAAATCTGGAAACATAACATTTATACCAAAAATGTTCAAAACAAAAAAAGATGCCGTTAATATTTTTATTAAAGAAGTCGAAGATAAAGTAAAATCTGCTGGTTATTATGGTAAATCAAGCCCTCCCATATCTGCTTAAATGCATTTTTTAATATTACAATAAGGTGAACAATGTCCGATATTTTTAATAAATATGCAGCTCTGGCAATCGAAAGAGGCCTAATATCTGAATCTGAAAGCACAAAGGAAAAACTTGAAAAAAATCCAAGGTGGGATTCTCAAGATATTTCCGCTGTTGAACTTCTTTATGGCGTTAAACCTGATTCTCCAAAAGAAATGAACTATGATAGAAACATTGTCGAAATTGCTCATCCAAATTCGGTCATTGTTTCTCCTGCCCACGATAAATTAAATGGACTTGTTGAAAATATAAATGAACGAAACAATATCATGATCAATATTGTAAATAAACCGGTTGATGGTCATCTCACTGGTAGAAAATATGCCGAAAATGAACTAGTTCTTTCTTTAGTCCGAATCGCAAATGATATGGATAATAAAGATATAAAAGAATTGCGCATTTTAGCCGATGCTTGTATTGATCAAATTCATAAGTCAGCTCTCCCGGCCGCATTAACATTACTAGGTGGGCCATATACAATCGCAGCTGCCGCAATATTAGGTGGCGTATATCTTCAACAACATCTTGATATGGCAGATCAGGGTTTCGAAGAAAATGCAGAAAGACTTGTTAAAGAACTTGAAGATTTCATCGGAGATCATTTGATTGGAACAGATTATACCGAAAATTTCCAGGAAACAATTAAAAAGATAATTGAACGAATACACTTTATTTCATTAAAATACTCGGCTTTCAAGGATGAATTAGAAAAACTTCAGGCTCCAAAAGATTTAGATGAACTACAAAAATATGTTTCTTCTCAACATACCGATTTCCATAAAATATATGCAGATTTTAGTGATATGGTCGCAAAGGCAAATTCATTGTTTGATCAAGTAAGTGCTAAATTCCAAGACCAATCATTTAAATCTCGTCAAATGAAAGATGTTGGAGTTGGCGAAAAAATTAATCGATTCTTCGGTGGACTGTTCTCTGGCGATAAATATAGCTTGGTTGCAGACGATTTTAAAGATGTGTTGCGTGCACTGGAACCATTTAGAAAATCTATTGCTTCAGTTCTTGATGTTCTTAAAACTGCAGATGCCAAATCAAAAAATGAACTTGACTCAATGCAGATGACCTATAAAGCAAAAAAGGACGAACCGGCTTCTCCAGGTTCATCAAATCAAAATTCAGGCTTAACGTCATTATTTGATCTTTCGTCTATGCCAGGGCTATAATTATAATTTTTCGTTGATATATATTATTTGTAAAATCTTAAAATTATATGAATAACTATATATCTTTATTAGATTTTTGTTAGTAAGTCAGGTGTAAGTCAACCTAATGCCATTCTAAAATACGGCAAAAGAAATTAAAGGAATAAAATCATGTCTCTTAAATTACTACAACCAGGCTATATGCCAATGGGTCAATTCGACGGTTACGATACTGAAGTCACTCTCCTTAAGGGCGGTGAAGTCGTAACTTTCAAAAGCGTAACTGTTGCATTTGCAGATAAAGTTGCTGCATATCTCGATGGTTATTCAAATGACAGCGGGGTCGAGAAGCGCACCGTAGTCAGCAACAACCTACCTTCAACAGCTCGTGTCTTAATGCTCGCTGATGAAGGCGTCGCTGGTTATGGAACAATGCTCGGAAGTCTCGTAGGGGAAACTGCCGGTCAATCAGCTCTTGGGACAACCCTCGGGCCACACACCACAGCAGGTTCGGGTAAAGTTACTTGTTGGGATAAAGCTGGTCTCTATGCAGTTTCACTTGATGCATGCGACACCAACACTTCAACAGGCCTACAACCAACCAACCTAACCCTCAAGACTGGTGATAAGCTCTTTGCAACTGCAGCGGGCCTTCTTACACCACTTAGCTCAGCCTCATTTGCTGGGTCAGGCGTCTTCCCATGCGCAACCTTCGTTGAATTCTCAACCAATGGTTCACTCGTCAATACACCGGCAAATCTATCACAAGCTCTTAACAGCCCATCTGGTTCACCAGCCGCTGCCAAGTCCTTTAAATTCGCTGTGTTCTATTGGCAACCAGGTTTAGTCTAATTTTAATTAATTAAACTAATATAGCTAAAAGAGGCGGCTTTTCAGTCGCCTCTTTTTTATTTTGATATTCCGTTATTTGCTTTATCCAAATATTAAAATTTTCCAATTCCATTCTTTCTTTGGCAAAATTACAATATTTGCAGCAAGCGACTACGTTGTCTTTGTTATGACCTGAATTTGAATTAATTCGATCTAGTCCGTTATAGTAATATTCTGATTTTTCTATTGATAATTTTGGCCTACAACTATTTAGTATACAACGATTAAATGGTTTGGCATCGCAATAATGGCAATTCTGCTGAGTTAATTGCCAAAATTCTTGTAATGTTAAATCTCCATCTTTATACCTGTAGAAAATTTTCCTTACTGATGTAGCATAATATTTTGGCAATATACAATCAGTGAAAATATGGTTTACATTTTCTTTAATTTTTAATGACCGAATATATCTGTGAAAATCTTCTATTGACCGATTACTTTTGGCTCTATTACATGTATTACAGCAAGCAACAACGTTATCTATTTTGTGCGGTTTATTACTATTAATTCTATCAAGCCCATTAAATGTGAATGTCCCCGCATCTTTAACTGATTGTGGGCTATTGTTTGATTTTACAGCGAAACAATTATATTTTTTTGAAGGAGAGCATCCGCAATAAAAACAATCTTGCTGAGATATTTCGTAGAATTGTTCAAAAGATATATCGCATTCTTTATCGTCATTATAATATCTCGACCAAACTATTCTTGCCGACGATATTGCTGGTTCGTATTTTCGTCTATTAATCGCCATGAAACAAGACAGATTGTCCATATATTCTTTTAGCAAACATCCGCAAGATTTAGTGCATTTGTTTAATCTAACCTCTAGAACAATTGCTTTTTTGCCGCAATCACATAAACATTGCCATTTATTATCAATTTTTTTAATTAATGTTAATCGATAAAACTTGTCTCCGGCCCTATAATTATTTCGTTTTCTCATGATTTTTTTTGGACAATGAAATTTATTGCTTTGTACTGGCAGTAATTAGCTTCTTATGTCTTTTTTTAGAAACCCCGTCCATTAAATTTTGTTTTGAATTTAATGGACGCAAATTATTAATATCCCAACATTCATTAAAAGCACTGTCTTTCATTGTTATATAGCCAAATGTAGATTGTGGAATTATATGATCAATTTGCCACGTCCACGTTGTTACATCATTATCATTCCAAGAATTTGTGCTATATGATCCATAATTTTCCCAGCTCATCCATGGCTCAAATTGATTCTCTATGTGCAACTTAAGATCAAGAATAGAGTATGGTAGAAAATTAAATATTGATTTACCGGTTTTATAACCACCATTTTCAATTAAATAATAATGAATTGATCTGCTTACATTTTTTCTTAATTTATACGTCACATTTGTTTTTCGAAGACGCCTTTCATATTTCGTTATTTTATCTTTATTCAGCATTTTCCAGCGTTTAGATTTACTTCTATTCTTTGCCTTTTCTAAATCACTATTATTACCATATCTTTTTTGATAATTAATTTGTGATATGCGACTAAAACATTCTTTGCATTCTGGCCTATATTTATTTCTGTCATGACGAAAATAAAAGTCAGATATTGGTTTTGTCTTTTTGCAAATTATACATTGCATTTTTTTTGGTGATCCTTTATTCTTATAATCCAATTATTAAAATCTTCTAATAATAGATTTCCTTTAGCAAAATTACAGTATTTACAGCAAGGTACTATATTGTCTTTAGTATGTGATTTATTATTATCTAATCTATCAATTCCGTTATAATAATAATGAGCGCCATCTTTAGCTAGTTTAGACGCTTTTTTATCCTTTAAATAAACATTGTAATAATTAACTTCCTTAACTCTACAATAAAAACATGGTAATTTTGAATAAGTATAAAATGTAGGTAGATCAATTTCCATTTTGCCATAATTCCTTTTATAATGTCTATAGGCACATTTCACTGATACAAGCAAGTAGCTATTTGGCAATGTAAGTAATCTATCTGAAAATATAAACTTATTAATCTTTTTTAACCCAATAATATATTTGTGAAAATCGATTATTGATCTGTTGCTTTTAGCTCTATTACATGTCCAGCAGCATGGAACAATATTGTCTTTACTATATGTGCAATCATTATTCACGCGGTCTATTCCATTGTAAACAAACCACCCATTGTTTTTTGCTTTTTGCGATGCCGATTTCCTGCCAATAAAACAATTATAGTTATTGCTTGGCGCGATTCCACAATAATTACAATTCATCTGGCTAATTAATAACCATTCATCGAAAGTTAAATTACATGTTAAATCTCTACGACAATAACTTTTCCATAATCTACGCGCAGAAGTGGTATTAGGTTCATATTTTGTGATTACTGCCGGAGACAAAAGCCTATTTTTTAATAGAGCTTCTTTTTTTAAGCATCCGCATGACTTGGTATTACCGCTATTAATTTTACCTGTATTTGCAATTAAAGTTTTTCCGCACTCACATTCGCATAACCACCGGCTGTTTCCGATATAATTAATCATCGTTAATCTATTTATTTTTTGTCCAGAATAAAGGGATAAATTAATTGTACAACCACAGGATTTTTGAGCGTTGCTTGTTAATGTGCCCGTCCTAACAATCAATATTTTTCCGCATTCACATCGACAGTTCCAGCCTGTAAATGATCTGCCTCCAGCTTCACTTGGTAAAATATTATTTGCTTTAGATATGACGGTTAATTTTTCGAATTTTTTCCCAACAAGATCTAGTTTTTTCATTATTTGCCTTAAATATATCATGCAAATTTAATTTTTTCATTTAAGATAGTAATATTCCTTCATACTTGATAGGCGCTTTATTTGTATAAAGCGTGTGTAAGCTGGTGCAAACTGGCAACATTTTCAACCATATGGAGAATACTAATGAGTTTTTTTAATAACAAAGGCGAAGTTAACGCCTCTTCAGTAAAAGAAGCGATGGCAGTAATTGCAAAATACGCAAGCCTTTTAGAGGATAACACCCCGTCAAACTTCGGTCAAGCCGGGCAACCATCACTTTCAGATGATAAGCGTGATGAACTTATATCCAGAGCTATAATGACACAAGACGGCAAAATTGCCCTTGCTCAATCAATGGCAAACCCAATTCGCCGAAACTTAGATTACCATGGAATTGCCCGTCGTGCACTCGTTGTCGACCCACTTCCACAAGGCGCAATCCCAACCTACGAGCGAGATATCGACGTTGCAGCAGTCGTTATTTCAAGCAATGGTTCGGGCCCAGAAAGCCGCGTATTCGGTGATCGCGTTCTCGTTCCAGAGTTCGAAATCTTCTCGAATCCAACCGTTCGTATCGCAGAAGTCAAACGCCGCCGATTCAACGTTATCGACCGTGCAGTGCAAAAGGCTCGTCAAGAAATCATGGCACAAGAAGACGCAAACGTTTTCGCAGCCCTAGATGCAGCCTCCTCAGTCGAAAACGCTCTTCAAGACGTTGCCGATGCAGGAATGCTCAAGCGTGACCTAATCGAAATCAAGGGTCAAGTTGATCGCCATGATCTCGTAACAACCAAGTTCTTCATGAACATCAATGAATTCAACGATATCCTCAAGTGGGGTACCGGCGGTGGTCAAGGCGTAGGCGGTGGCGAATTAGACCCAGTAACAATGCGAGAAGTTCTTCAGACTGGGCTATATGCTCACATCTGGGGTGCAGACATAATGGTTAGTAAGATCGTTCCAGCTGGGACCGTTTATGGTTGTGCAGATCCTGAGTTCGTAGGTGTAATGCCAGTGCGACAAGACATAGAGGTATTGCCTGCTGATGAACCAAAGAGGCTAATGCTTGGTTGGGTTGTAAGCGAGATTATAGGGATTGGAATTGTCAATCCACGTGGTGTTGCTTCAGGCCGAAAGAGCTTAGTAATCGGCGCATAATCAACAAAGAAGTAAGTAACTAAAAAGCCTCCGCTTATTCGGGGGCTTTTTTATTTTTATAATTTTACATATGGTTAGAATTAGCCCGATATAATAAGATTGCTAGTTAACTAAATGATTAAAATGAAAAAATTAACAATTCAAGAAAAAGAACAAATTATCGAATTATACAAAACCGGGGTATCTCCGAAAATAATTGGAGATCGGTTTGGAGTATATAATAATAGTATAAATAGAATAGTTAGAAAAGCTGGGGTTAATACAAAAACGAAAGACGTAGATTACGAAACTACAAAAGAAATAATAAGTCGTTATCTTGCCGGAGAATCATCGGAAAAAATAGCCGATGATCTTAAAATTGTAGGATCAACCGTTTGCCGTATATTGAAACGAAATAATGTTAATATAAGGCCATCAACAGAAAACAAAAGAATTCACAAAATAAATGAAGATTTTTTTGAAAATATTGACAATGAATCTAAGGCTTATTTTCTTGGAATGATGTTTGCGGACGGAAATGTGCACAAATTACATGGCGCAATAAAATTGTCATTAAAAACAAGTGATGATGAAATTATAAAAAAATTATCTGTTCTCATATATAACAAAGAAAAAGTAGAATACTATGCGGGTGAATGCAGTACTTGCAATTTGAGTATTTATAGTTCTAAGATGAAGAAAGATTTATTGAAACTAGGTTGTACTCCAGCAAAAACATTTATTATTCGTCTCCCGGAATTAAGATCAGATTTATATCGCCATTTTATCAGGGGTTATTTCGATGGTGATGGGTGCGTATCAAATGCATCCGGTATAAATCGAATTGATATAACATCAAATCATATGTTTATTGAAGATATTTATTTTAAATTAATGGAACAAATACCAAATTGTCATATTTACAAGGCGAAAAATAATCCAACGAATTATATACAAATTAAACATAGGGAAAGCTTTCGTAGATTCTATGAATATCTGTATATTAATGCAACAATTTGTATGGAACGAAAATATAAATTGTACTCAGAAATAGTGCGTCAGCATTCATGAAATCAAGGAAATAATATGGCCGTTGTATTAAAAAGAAAATATTTGTTTTTAACATTTGATCAATTAAGTGCGTTAACAACCAAACGACTTCTTGCATATAAAAATAAAATAATGCGTTATCCAGAAAATCCAAATTGGGACGAATGTGATTTCAACAGAATGAATAAAAAACATCCGGAATGGCAGACAACATATAAAAATATAAAATATATTCTTTCAACCAGGGAGCATATTAATAAATAAACAAATAATCTTAATTTATTACATCAAAAGCCAAGTCTCCAATTCATTTTGGGACTTGGCTTTTTTATTCTATTCGACCAATTTATTTCAAAGTTTATTGGTTTTGTTTTGCCGTCCGGGATGAGAGGTGGCGGTAACGAACGACAACCCAATTTGCTGGAACGAGAATGGGCCGCCAACGCATTTTTATGTCGAAGAGCTATCATGATGCCAACTTGGTGCAAAATAATTTCCTGAATTGATTATGAAAGATTTTATCAGAATTAGAGTTATAACAATTAGTTTAATAGACGCATTTAATATGCGAGGTTGATCTCGACAAAATCACTAGTCCGAGGTTGATCTCGACAAAACCGTAAGGACTATAGGATTTAAGATTATCAAGAGAATTAGTGTTTTAAGAATTTTGTTCTATGAAAGTTGTTTTTAAATTAACTTCTCTGTTAACTCAGAGGTTCTTAGGAGGGACAACGTAGTTAACTTATTGTTTTTATTATTGTTTTCTCTGTTAACTCAGAGGTTCTAAGGGGATTTACGTATATTTAAATTGTTTATTTAATATCTTATTTTAACAGCAAATAAAAATAAAAATAGCAGCCAACTGATTTGATAATTACGAGGTTATAGATGATCAGTATGCTAAAAAACAACCTACTGAATCGACAATTTGGCAGATTAACCGTACTTGAACGATCAGAAAGCATAAACAAACGATCTGCTTGGTTGTGTTTATGTTCTTGTGGAAATAAAAAGATAATAAAAGCGGAGTATTTGTTAAGAGGTCATACAAAATCTTGTGGATGTTTGAATCAAGAAAAAAGATCTGGCCGGGCAAAAACAATGTATTCGGTTTCAATTAAATATTCTCCTATTGAATCTAATGCTAGGACTGTTTGGAGAAAAACATACAAAGATATTAAATTTGAAGATTTTTACAGAATATCTCAAATGGATTGTTATTATTGCGGTTTAGAGCCATCAAATAAATGTAAAGACGGTCTACATGATAAGAAATCTTCAGAAATAAGAAAAGAAGCTGTATTTGTATATAATGGATTAGATAGGGTTAATTCCGAAGAAGGGCATTCGATTGATAACGTTGTTCCCTGTTGTTGGCCCTGTAACTATGCCAAAAGAGATAGAACTATTTCTCAATTCACAGATTGGATAATTAAAATTTATGATAGACTTATTAGAAAATAACTCGAAACCATTTATTAACGAATACTCATGGAGATGTTTATTAGGCCCAACACATAAGAATGCCATGGTTGTTGGAGGGTTGGCGACTTGGAGCGTTGGTGTAAATAAGCCAAAGAAACATTTTTGTACATTGGGAGATCATATAATAAATGAAGAAGATATTGAGTTTTTAAAGAGTTATAAGTCCTGTAGTTTTTATTATTTAACAGAGCAGAATTGTAATATTTTAAAAGAAGCATTTGATATTAATAAAGAAAAATTTGCTAGTACGTGTGTTAAAATTGATACAATAACATATTCTGGCAGGTCAAATCATGATATACGAGGGGCGGTCAATAAAAACAAAAAGCTTGGATTGATAATAAAAGATAATTATGATAAGTTTGAGGATGTTCAGATTATGTTGGACGAATGGTCTTCAGTTATTGGGGATAAATACTTTAGGGATTTTTCTGGCAAGAACAAATATTATTTTAAGAATAATTTTCATCTTGAATGCAATAATACATTTATTTATGATCAGGATAAGCTGGTTGCATTTGCGTCATTAAGTCCCGGTGAGCATGCGTCATATGTTATAGGAAAAGCGCTATATCACAAATATGGTGGATTATCGGAATACGCAGATGTTGTGGCGTATGAGCGTGCAGTTGCGAAAGGCACAAAGATGATTAATATGGGTCGTAGCGTTGGAAAGTTAGCATCATACAAAAATAAATTTCCGAACTCATGCACAATAATTAATTATAATGGTAAAATACTATGATTTTTGATGACATTATTGAAATCAATGGAATAAAGCTAACGAAGAAGTACATTGAAGGCTTGTCATTATCTGAAAGAGAGGCCTTGGTTGAGCCTATTTTTAAGCTATTTCGAGCCAATGGGTTTCCTTATCCAGACAGTGATAGTAAGTTTAAGAAAGATTATCAAAAGTTAGTTAATTTACAGATCGATGTAAATGTAGATTCGTTGTTTAATAATAGTAGTTTGTGCACGAATATCTGTAAGTTTTTTTGCAAGAGTTTTTATAGCAGTTCAGAAATAAAATCAAAAACTATGTTGGATATATTTAACGACGATACTAAATTGAAGCGAATTATATTTAATAGATTAGGGTGTGAGTGGCTATTGGCAGACGGAGGTGGTCCAGGTGTAAACGAATCATTTAATTTTACGACAAAGCAGATTATACAAGGAATGCGTTCAACAAGAAGTGTTCCATCAATAAGCATGTTTAAGCCGAATATTGCAAAGTTTATGTGCGTTAAGTATTCTGAAATTGGAGATATCATTGGAGATTATTCATGTGGATTTGGTGGAAGATTATTAGGAACGATGTCATGCGGTAGAAAATATATTGGAACAGACCCTTTGACAACGCCCGATTTAGAAATAATGGCAAAGTATTTTGAATTCGAGGATTATAAGCTAATTGCAAGCGGATCAGAGAATTATAGAGGGGAAAAGAATAGCATAGATTTATATTGGTCAAGCCCACCATATTTTAATCAAGAGGTTTATTCTTTAGATAAGACCCAAGCATATATGAACGGGGAGGATTATTTTTACAATATATATTGGAGAAAGACATTGGAAAACGTCAAATACATGCTAAAACCCGGAAAATGGTTTGGTTTAAATGTAACAAATTATCCAAAGATGGTTGATATTGCTAAAGAATATTTTGGAGAACATGATCACGAAGTTAAATTAAGGACTGTTAGGTCGCATTTAACAAAAAACGCTGGGGTGACAAAAGTAGAGCCAATTTATATGTTTAAAAATATAAAGTGAAAAAGCATATAATTAACCAATCTTTTTTTGATTTAATTAATAATGAGCAATCTGCTTATATGTTAGGGCTTTTATTTGCCGATGGGGCGGTGAATATTAAAAATTATAATATTTGTCTATGTTTGGCTGAAAAAGATAAAGATATATTAACTAAATTTGCTAGTTTAATGTTCGCCAATGTCGATGATACTGATATTAGTACGTACAAATCTAAACAAAAACCGTTTAATAATTATTGTAGGGTTAATGTTAATAGCAAATATATGATTAATAAACTAATTAATCTTGGATGCACGCCTAGAAAATCAATGACCTTGCGATTTCCGGAACAGTTAAAAGAGGAAAATATTTTAAGACATTTCATAAGAGGGTATTTTGATGGCGATGGTTCTATAATCCAAAAAACAAGGGCTTTAACTATAACATCAACATTACAATTTTGTACCAAGACAAGCGAAATAATAAATAAATATGCAGCAATTGAACCAAAGATATATAAATATAAAAATGTTTATAGATTAACGGTTCATGGCAGAAATAAAGCAATTAAAATATTAGATTGGCTTTACAGGGACGCAACAATTTATTTGCGCAGGAAAAACGAAATATATAAAAATATTAAAGCTGAAAGCTCAAAATATTTTTCCAAAGAAGATGTCGTTATGTTTTCATATTTTTACAATTCAGGATTTACATATAAAAAAATTGCAGATTTATATGGGTGCAGTGATTCTGGTATTAGACGTGCAATTAATAGAAGTTAATTATCACGGGCGAAAGCAATGGGGCATCGGGGTTTTATGGCATAACCAATAAAAAATAACTCATATGAATTGAGCGCCTAATATGTATTTTATGTATAATTTGTCAATGGCGACGATTATTTTGGTATAATATTGGATTATTTTAATATGGATATCGAAGAGCTATCAGAGATACATGATTTAATTTTGGCCGGAATAAAAGATATTTCGGGTCGTAAAATTATATCAAATCTGCGAAAAGAAGCTATTAAATCATTATCGGAAACAAAAATAATTAAGCTTGCATTCGATACACGAAGAATAAACCAGGAAATTGATTATATTCCAAGACGTGGTTTGCAAAATTATCATCGTAGTGAAGCTTTTATTTCAGAGGCATTGTCACAAAAATTAAATAACTTTGTAAAACTTAAGCTTGCGTTGGACGAATTAAAGGAAAAATTTGAGGCACAACCTGAATGGCAAGATAGTTATGCTAGGGTACTTCTTAATTCAATAAATAGAGCAATTCGTTTTGATCAAAAAGACGGCGATTATTCTGAAACTCAGCCAGGTGTTGGAAGCTTAGATTACCTTGAAGAATTATTGCATGTTAGATATCGTTTAGATATGAATATGATTAAATCTATGTCCGGAGATGATCTAAAAAGAGTTCTATTAGAGAAAGATGAATTATTGATGAAGAAAGATTCCGTTCTTCCCGCTATTAATTCAGTTGAAATATCTAAAAGAGACGTCGCAACACAAGGATATGATTCGCTATTAGATAAGTTATTTGGAGGTGTTAAAGCTACCAAAGAAAATAAGAATGTTGAGCGAACGGTAACAATAACAATTCGTGATTCATTTGTAGAATAAGGGGCCGGCCAAATGCCCAAGATTAAGAATGATTTGTCTGGAAAAATATTCGGAAGATTAACGGCGAATAATCATGCCGGATTCGCAGTGAGTAATTTAAACAATAAACGAAGATCTGTTTGGAATTGTAAATGCTCTTGTGGAAATATAGTTTTAATTAGAGAGAATGGGCTTTTAACCGGAAATACTAGGTCTTGTGGATGCCTTCATAAAGAACAATCGAAAATCAATGCATCGGCCGTTCATATATCAAATATAAAATATAATCCAATTATATTTTCCGCAAAATCTATTTGGTGGGCAACATATAAAGAAAATGATGGAGTTTCTTTTGATGAATTTTACAAAATGTCTCAACAAAATTGCTTTTACTGTAATTCTGAACCAAATACAAAATATAATCGGTTTAATAAGGCAAATGCAACGTTTATTTATAATGGTTTAGATCGCGTTAATTCAAAATTTGGACATGTTAGCGACAATGTAGTTGCTTGTTGTAAAATATGTAATAGGGCAAAGGGAAATAAATTAATATCAAACTTTAATCAATATATAATTAATTTAATGTCAGCTGATAGAATAAGTCCAGATAGCTATCGTAGTTTGCATCATAATATATTAATGTGTGATCTTAATGAAAAATATCTGGGCTCATCAATAAAAACTACATTCAAATGCAGTTATAATGATAGCGGATTATCGATTAATCAATTTTACAAATTATCACAGCTAAATTGTTATTATTGCTCACAAAGTCCAAATAACAAGGCTAATAAATCAAAAAAAGATGGCGGAGATTATATTTACAACGGCTTAGATAGATTAGATAACTCCATATCTCATTGTTATAGTAATGTTGTCCCATGCTGTAAAAGCTGTAATTTCGCCAAAAGTAATTTATCTTTTGATGATTTTATGTATTGGATTGGAAAATTGAAAAGTAATCATAGTAATCTTCAAATAAAAATAAATACCATGCTCGGAAATATACAATGAGCAGCGAAAGTAATTTTGCATATTCTTTAAAGTATAATACCCATTTTGTAATAAAGAATATTACTGGTTATACTGATGCCGAAATACTTGCAGAAGAAAATTTGGTTATTCCTCAAGCATATAGATCACGCAAGAAAACTATACATGTTTTTCATTATCCAATACTTGCAGGAGAAACAAGAGACTTATTGCAGATACCGGGTGTCCAAGAGTCTGATATTCGGTCATCTCTTCTTAAAGGTGTGATTAGGCATAAGTTTTTGTGTGGAGATATTGCATTAGTGTCAAGTAATATAGACCTTCTTCAATTTAGCGACAAACAACGCGCATTCTTGTATAAGTACGGTTTCTTTGAAGGAGTGGCAATAGGGGAAGATGAAATTGATGATACTGGAATTTCTTATATACAAACAAAAATAGTATCAAGCAGTATAGGGTATTTGTGGAGAGAAAAAATACCTTTAATTGGCGCCAGAGATGGGCTTAATAAAACATTTTATACGCCAGATAAGTTCATTAACGGCTCGTATTTAAGTAATATTTTCCATATAACAGTAGAGCACAATGGAAAAGAATTGTATGAAAATATAGATTTTACAATTGGAGAGTCGGCAGGCCCAGGTACCGGTTATGACATAATTAATATATTTTCGTTAACTCCAAATTACCACAGTTTACTTTTTGCAACATACGCAATAAAAATTTAAAATTTAAATTATTTGGTGATAATCCTATATTTATTTATAAAACATTTGCCATGAATAATATTTATAGTAAGGCGCAAATGTTAGTATCTTTAACTTATAGGATAAAAAAATGGCGCCGTACGTTAGATTAAATGCATTGGATCAGGCTTTAGATATAGCCGGGTCTTTATTACAATCAGACCTTAGAACATTGTCTAATGAGCCAGATGGTTATGGCGCTCCAATTTCTGGGCAATCTGGAACTGATGGTTATATATCAGCAGTTTCTTTAGGAATAGCAACTGTCACGGGCTTAACTGGGATGACCGCTCAGTCCATAGGTAGATTCTTAACCTTAGTAGATGGTTATGCTCCAGCCAATACAGGAACATTTTTAATAGTTCAATTTAACTCAGCCGTATCTGTTGATGTTTCCAATGCATCGGCCGTAGTTAATACCACTAATCCTATTATATGGTCAGAACGAAATCCATATAGATTAGAAGATGACTTAAACTTTGTTCGTACAGATCGTAGATTAATTAAAGGAACAACTAATTTTTATGATGCAGTTCCAACATACAGCAGACCAACCGCAACTGGCACTCTTGTTCCAGCTAATTTATCAAATATTGCCGGGAAAACTCTTGATGCGCATGCCTGGGTAATTAATCGATTATTTAGAGCCGATCCAGTTCTTGCAGGTGATGGATATTCTATAATTAGTGCGCCTGGCGCTTTACAATATGCCGATGCAACTGATCGTACTGGCGTTCCTATTAATGATGGTTTTGACGCTGGTAATAGCGAGGCCACATATGTAGAAATAATAAATCCGGCAACAGAGGAATATCTTATTGCACGAGGTGGTTCTACTGATGGATATAGGATTTTTGGACGAACACGACAAGGAACCACTGGTGTTGAGCCAAATAGCCTTGAGGTCGAGTTCCGCGCAGTTCCAATGGGTGCGGCAGTTACTTCGTCTGTTGCATATACTTGGGACGCGTATCAACCAACAACTGTAGATTATTACTACGGTTATCGTGAAAGAGCTGATAATCTAACTGAAACTGCCTTTAGAACGACCTTGGTAAACGGCTTGTTCAGTGATGGTGGGGCAACTACAAATATCAACAATATTCTTACCACTATTGGAACAACTATTGGCGATACATTTCTGACATTAACTAATACGGGGAACTATTTCGTATTTAGTGATTTACCAGACGGAACCCCTTCGGTAACAGAGGCGTTTAATACAATAAACACCCAAATAGGGGATAGAGTGTTTACCGGTACGGTCATTGGCAACGACGATGGTTACACGATTACACAAATACTGCAAGACCTAGCTGACGCAATATCGACAGCGAGCGTTTTAAGAATCAAAGAGATACTTGCTGTAGACGTAAACGCCAACGTAGCTCATACTATACCCGGCGGAACATATACCATAGATCCTACTTTCAATGGACAGAATTTAAATGTTTACACACGAGGAATCTTACGAGATCCTGGGCCGGTTGCAACAGGTAATGATTATTCTGAGACAAGCACAACACAGGTTACGTTTTATGCAAAGCAAAAAGCAGGCGATCATATCAACTACTTTATTTACGCGTAATTTTTATTTAATCTAGATTAATAAAGGTTGGTCGAAAAACGGCCAACCTTTATTTTTTTTCGTTATACATAAATTACATGGATATTATTGGACGCACATTTGGCAGTTTAATGGTAGTTTCTAGTGCCGATTCATTTATTAGAAACAACGGTAAAAAACGCCAAATGGTTAGATGTAAATGTTCTTGTGGAAATATTGTTATTCTTAGAAAAGATTCTTTAAAATCAGGAGACTATACATCTTGCGGATGTGGTATTAACATTAGAATTAAATCAGCAGTTAATTTAATTGGAAAAAGATTTTGCAAATTGGTAGTGCTTGAGCGATTATTATATGCACAAAACAATGTGGATAATTCTGCCGTTTGGAAATGTATATGTGATTGCGGAAAAAATGTTATCAAAACATCGCGTGAATTAAGCAAAAAAAATATATCATGTGGGTGTGACGTTGTTTTTATTCCAAAATGGATGGTTACTGCTAAAAACGTATATTATCATTACAGAGATGGTGATATATCTTTTGAAGATTTCCTGTTATTATCTCAAAAAAAATGTTATTATTGTAGCTGTGGTCCGACAAAACGACATAATGTATCAAAACCTAGTTATAAAAATAAAAAAGATTATGATTTTTTATTTAACGGAATAGATAGGCTTGATAATTCGGAAGGCCATAACAAAAATAATTGCGTTACCGCCTGTTGGGATTGCAATAGAATTAAGCATATTCTTTCTTGTAATAATTTTATTAGGCAAATAGGACTTATATATAATAATTTTAATCTGGATGATTGTAATGTCAGCCGCAACGAATATTCTTTAGATAAAATAAAAATTATGAGATATATTTTTAATGATTATAATAAAAGGAACATGGGAGATATCTCATTTGAAGATTTTTCTAAATTATGTTTAAGTAATTGTTTTTATTGCAATTCTCCTCCGTCTAATAAAAGAAAATATTTATTAAAAAATAAAGGTGTCGTTGCGTATCTAATGTATTCTGGATTAGATAGAATTGATAATTTTTTGCCGTATAATCTAAATAACGTTGTTAGTTGCTGCAAAATATGTAATTTCATGAAGGGGATTTTGCATTTTAATGATTTTCTACATAAGATAAATAAAATTAATTCAAATTTAGTTAAAAATAAATTAATATTATAATGTGCGAATTGATATATAAATTACAAATGAATATAAAACCAGATGTGTCATTTATTCAGGTTGATTGCCCAGATCGCAAATGTTCTTCGGGACATATTGCAAATGAAATGTTTAGAAGGGATGGTAAAGATCATCCGGAAGAGCCCACTAGATTTTTCGATGTAGTTGTTAAAAATAAATCTATGGGTACTTTTTGTGAGCCTTGTTTAATAATGGCAAACTATATTAAACAACAAAGGCTCAAGGGAAAATGAAAAGGTTCACAATATCAGAAATATTAATTGCATTTAAATTGGCCCATGGTGATTTATATAATTACAGTTTATTTGTTAAATATAATGGACATAGAGACATTATCGGAATAATTTGTAAAGATCACGGGAAATTTAATCAGCAAATTTATAATCATATGTCCGGCAGAGGTTGTCCAAAATGTGGAAAATCACAAAGATTCACTAAAACATATTATATTAATAAAGCAAATATATTTCATAATTATAAATATAACTATTGTTTAATGGGCGAATACAAAAACATAAAAAGTAAAATAAAAATAATTTGCCCCAATCATGGTTTATTTTTTCAAACTGCCGAATCACATCTTTTAAGAGGGTGCTCGAAATGCAGAAAGCGAAAAATAAATACGTGCAAACCTAGGCCCATCTTTTCTATGCAATCCATAATTGATAAGTTTATTGCCGTTCATGGAAATATTTATGATTATAATTTATCTGTTGCAAAATGTATGAAAGATAAAATTATTATTATATGTAAAGATCACGGCCAATTTGTTCAAAGAATCACAAAACATCTATGTGGGCAAGGGTGCATGAAATGTGGATTAAAGAAAAGATCAAAATCACGAGCATATACTAAGGAAGAATATTTTAGAAAATCAAATATATTTCATAATTATAAGTATGGTTATGAATTAAGCAATTATGTTGGGGTGAGAGGGTATCTAACAATAAGATGCCCAACTCATGGTTATTTTAAACAAAAGGCATCTAAACATTTGGTTGGAGGTTGTACTAAATGTGGGCATGAAAAATTATCTAAATTATTCTCAATGACTAGTGTTGATTTTTTTAACAGAATAAAAGAAAAATATGGCGATAAATATAATCATAATCAGATAATTTTTAAAACATTAAATGATAAAATAAAGATAATTTGCGATAGACATGGATTATTTATTAAAACAGCGAAAGATTATTTAAATGGTGCTGGATGTCAAAAATGTAATCACAGAATATCTAAAAAAGAAACTTTGTGGTTGGATAGTTTAAATGTGCCACAGGAAATTAGAAATATAAAAATAATTATAAATGGTAGAACTTTTTATCCTGATGCTATAGATATTAAAAATAAAATAGTATATGAATTTTATGGAGATTTTTGGCATGGAAATATTAACAGATATAAACCACAGGATTTTAATAAAGTTATCGGAAAAACATTTCAAGAACTATATAATAAAACTCAAAATAAAGAGAATGCGTTTAAATTGGCCGGATATTCAATAGTTAAAATATGGGAAAGCGATTTCGATAAACTAAATGCTGAAGCAATGGAAAAATAATGGCATATTCAGGCCATCTTGCTCCTCTTTTTATCTTCCCATTTAACAATTAACTTATATCCAGCATCTTTTATTATCTTTTCGCGGGCTTTTGTTTTTTTGTATAATTCGCCATAGGTTGTTTTTGTTCTTGGATTAATATCATTTGGGTTAAAGTGCTTTGGAGAACCGTGCCAAAACTTACCATGGAACTCATAAACTGTATTTGTTTCTGGATTATAAGCGTCTGTTTTTATTGTTTTACCATTTATTTTAATTTTTACCTGTCGATATTCTTGGGGTATGTTTAAAGAATCAAGCCATGCAGTTTCAGGTTTAGATATAAAATTAGCACATTTTTGGCAGCCTCGTCCTTGCAGATGATCATTTGCAATTTGTTTAAAATCTCCATGATAAGGGCAAGTTATTGTTACTTTTGTCCGTGAATTAACATAAATTGCTTTTTTATAACCCCATTTATTTCCATGTTTTTTATTGGCTTCCGCTATAAATTGCTCCGTGTCTTTTTTTATGAGACCAGCACATTTTGGACAGCCATTGCCTCTCAGATGGCTATTTGGAGTTTGTTCAAAATTACCATGATCAGAACATGTTATTTTTACTTTTGTCCAATCATTTATATAAATAACTTTTGTATAAATCCATTTATCTCTATGTTTTTTAATAGCTTCTGCTATAAACTGCTCTGTATCTTTTTTTACGAGACCTGCACATTTTGGACAGCCTTGCCCTTGTAGATGATTATCTGGTCTTTGTTCAAAATCTCCATGATCAAGACATGTTATAATTACTTTTGTCCGTGAATTAACATAAATTATTTTTTCATAACTATATTTATTTACATGTTTTTCAATTGCTTTTTTTATAAATTGTTCAGTATATTTTTTCATGATCTTTTAGTATATATATCAGGCTTGGCATCGGCACAAGGGTGTGTTTTTTTGCTAGCATCTTAATAAAAAGAATGCTTTTAAATTGACCGGATATATAATATGAGAAAGTGGTTTCGATAAACTAAATGAAGGTGACAAGAGGAAAATAATGGCATATTCAGATGACCTAATTAAGTTGCGTAAACGAATGTTAGATGCTTTAAATCTTGGTGTTGTTGATACAAATTCTAAAGATTTGTATGAGGCAACCTTGATTCAAATTATTAATGAAACCGAGAGACAGCGCCAAGCCTGTGTTTCTAAGTCTGAGGAATTAAGGCGACAGGCGGCAATATGTGATGGGCAGGCCTCGGCATTTACACAGGTAAGCAGTATCGTTTATAGTGTGTTAAATGGGTATATAATGGCAGCTGAGAGGCAACATCGGGAGGAGCTTGAGCGGGCCCAAGAAATGGCAGAGAAGCAAGCCAGGGTGGATGCGGCTATAAAAGAAGCCCAGGGTAAAGAAAATCAATCTAACGTTGATAATTCTGATGTTGAGAGTGTTGAACAGGAAATTAGTGAAGATAAGGAGGATGTTGCGCTAATTAGGAAAAAGCGTAAATTAATTTAGGTCATTCACTATATATCATTTTTTCTATTCTAATTAACTAACATCACAATATATTTTCATATCTATATGAAATGGTCAATGGTATTCGTAAAGAAGATCTGGATGATTTAGATATTGTAGATTCCATAGAATTAGCTTCTGACGGATATACAGTCTATTTGACATCTACAATATTTTCTACAATTAATGCTGGCAGTGTAATTACTATTAATTATCCTTCTGATGGAGAAGGTTTAATTACCGGTAGAGATCATTCGGCACAAACTGGAGATAGGGTAAGATTAACTGGAACTTCCGGTGGGCTGGCTGACGGTTATTATATTGTTAATTCTATAATATCTGAAACAAGTTTTTCAGTTAATGAAGTCATAGCGTCTTCCACTGGCGGCACTATATATTTTATGTATTCCGCCGGGGCTAAAAGCGTAGGTTTTGATCCTTCTGGATTAATTACTATTACGGCTAATAATGTTCAAGATGCAATTAAAGAAATTGCTTTTAATTCTACTGGCATTTCAGAACCAATTCATAAATCTTTACGTCATTTAATTCATTTTATCGTTGATGGACCCGGCGACGGTTTTCCATCAGGATCTTATCGTGAAACATTGCCAAATGGTAATCCCTTTCCAACTTCTATTATTTGGTGGGAGTCATCTGCAAAAATTAAAAAAATTCTTGAAAGAACTTTAACATTAAATAATCAAAAAAATGCAACTATGGTTGTTTGGAAAATGTATGACACTAATGGAACTACTGTGTTAGCTACAGCAACTGATTCAATTACATATTCTGGCATATTTGAAGTTAGTAGGACTAGAACTTTTAGTTAGGATCTATGAATATTTTTATATTTATTTATGCGTTATTTATATATGATAACAAATAGAATAAATGGTAAAATATATATTGGACAAACAAATAAAGAAAAATATCGATGGTCGCAACACAAATATATCGCTAATAATTTAGAAAAATTTATGAAAACATCCCAGTATATACATAAGGCAATGGCTAAATATGGAACTACTAATTTTAATTATGAAATTATTGCTCAATCTAAAAGTCAAGAAGATGCAGATTTATCAGAAATTGAATTGATTAAACAATATGATAGTCGAAACCATAATAAAGGTTATAATTTTAGAATTGGCGGTTATGTTACAGAAAGATCAGAAGAAACGAGAAAAAAAATCAGTGAATCATTAAAGGGAAAAATTCCGCCACATACAGGTAAAAAACATTCTGAAGAAACTAAAATGAAACTATCTATTTCTGCTAAAATGCGTAAACAAATTCCTCCTAGTCCAAAAGGTAGAAAATTATCTGAAGAACATAAGAAAAAATTATCTGATATTAAAAAAGGAAAACCGGGTAAAAAAACATCTGAAGAAGCTAAAATTAAAATATCCGAATCTAATAAGGGTAAAAAGCATTCTAAAGAAACTAAAATTAAAATATCTGAATCTCATAAAGGACTATTAGCGTATAATTATATATCTTGGACTGATGAAGAAAAAATAAATATCAAAAATGATACTCGCTCATATGCAAATATAGCTAAAGATTATAATGTAAGCGTAGGAACCATACAAAAAATTAAAAAGGACAATTATTAATAATGTCATTTGATTCACCGGCAGCCATATTATTTTCTAGGGACGGTTATGATGTAGCTACCTTAGATGCGTATAATATAATACCACAACAAACTGGTATTATTTCTGCAGCTCGTGATGGTTCTGTTGCTAGATTTATTACTGCTGACGGATACGGCAATCAAATTGTAGTAGGTTCTGGCACTGCAGGATTTCCTGCTGGTGGAATATTATCTATACAGGGAGTTTCTGGTGGACAGGCAATACCTGTTACAGGAACGTTTAGCAACCCATCGGTATCTCTTATTGGAATAGCTCCGCCAGGCTCTGCAACTTATTTAGGCGGCTCAGTTACTACATTACCGCCATCATACACTGATGGTTATTTAAATGCGTTATCACTAACTACAACCGGATTATTAAGGGTTGATGGATCAAATGTTACACAGCCTGTATCAGGCACTGTTACTGTTGTTCAACCTAATGCAGCAAACTTACATGCATTAGTAGTTGGTGCAGCGCCAGACGGTTATAATCCTATGGGCAACCCAGTTTTAGTTGCTGGATGGGACGGAACTAATCTTCATACAATTAGAACTGCTACAGACGGTACTGTTAGAATAGACCCAACTGGAACTACAACTCAGCCTGTTTCTCAAGTTGGTGCGTGGAATGTTAGTCAAGTTACTTCTCCATGGATAACTATAGATGCAATTGCAGACGGTTATTTACAAAATATTTTAGCAAATCAAATTAACGGTACGCAACACACTATAGTAGATGGTTATGTTCAGACTAATCCTAATGTAAATGCAACGCAAGTTGGTACGTGGACAGTTCAACAAGGCACTCCACCATGGATTACTAAAGATGGTTATGTAACTACTTCGCCACCAACATATATAAACAATACTAATAATTATTTATCGTTAACAACTACAGGACTGTTACGCGTTGATGGATCCAATGTTACTCAGCCTGTTTCTCAAGTTGGAACATGGACGGTGCAGCAGGGAACGCCGCCTTGGACAGTTATTGGAACATCATCTGATAATAGTATAAATGTAACTACAAAACTTTCTGCATTAATAGCTAGATCAAATATAACCGCCCCAACGTGGACTGACGGTTATCAAGTTCCATTATCAGTTACTACGGACAGTTTACTTCGTATAGATGGAGTATATCCAACAGGAGCAGCTCCTGGCGCTGATGCTACTTTAATTGCCGGGTCAGTTACCACATCTCTTCCATCTTACACAAATGGGCAAATGAACAATTTGTCTTTAACAACAAATGGATTATTGCGTGTAACTGGTGGTTATGCAGATAACACCACTAATACTATAGATAAGCTTCCAGTACTTCCAGCGATAGCAAATACTTCTCCACGATCTTGGACTGATGGCTATAAAGTACCTCTTTCTACTTTACTTACCGGAGCATTAAGAACTGATATTACAAGTTGGATGGGTTCAACTGCCCCAACTATTGGTCAAAAAACCGCAGCTAATAGCATACCTGTTATTATGGCGAGCGATCAGCTTGTTCAGTTGACAGGAATTATTGATAACAATATTTTTACTGATGGCACTACCAGGGTACAACCTTCTGGTTACATTTTTGATGAAGTTGCTGGTACCGCCCTTACAGAAGATGACGCTGCTGCCGCTAGAATTGATTCTAAACGCGCACAAATAATAACAATTGAAGATGGCACTACAAGAGGATTGCGTAATACAATTAAAGGCGCATCTACTGCCGCTGTCGCTGCCGACCCATCGCTTGTAGTTACTATGAGCCCAAATACTGCGGCTATACCTATAAATCAATTTGGTATTATTAGTACTGGAAATTCCACTAATATAAATTTGGCAGCGGGAGCAACGTTTACTGGAACTAGTATTAGTGGTTTAGGATATGAGTTAATTCAATTTCATTTTAAATCTGATCGTCCTCATACTATTTTTATTGAACACTCTCAAGATGGAGCTAACTGGGATGTTGTGGATACATTCTATGCTAGAGCTAATTTTGGTACTAGCCAAAGTATTAAATTAGTAGATGAATTTTTCAGGGCTCGTATTACAAATACTGGTGCCAGCACTTCAACATTTTTACGTTTTGAATGTAATTTAATGCCTATTGGGGAACCTACCCCGCGCACACTTACATCTCAAGGTAATTTTAAAGTTGCTTTACAAGACAATGAGCATGAAAAGCAGGCGGGATTTACTGCATTTGGACTTCTTAAAGTTGCTCAAGAGGGCATGATTGGAAATTTAAGATTTAATTCTACAACTATTAATACACAATGGAATCAAACTATTACTGGTATTGGAAACTATACTTTTGGGGCCGGAGATTCCGGTATAACATTAAATACTGGAGCATCTACTAGTAGTAAAATTAGTTTAACTTCTAAACAAAAATTTTATTATGAATCTGCTCGTAGTAATCAAGTAAAAATGTCTATTATTTTGGGAGACTCTGGTGTCGCTAATAATATTAGAGAGTGGGGATTATCAGATGGATATAATGGAGTTTTCTTACGATTAAGCGGAACTACTCTTAGTATTGTTTTACTTAATAATGGTGTAGAAACAGTTGCCCCTACAACTTCTTGGGATAGACCAGTAACAATTGATGGCTATGGTCATCTTTGGTATATTCAATTCCAATGGTTGGGCGTTGGTAATTTTTATATTTATTATGATGAAGAGTTGGTTCATACAATTCGTTATGTAGGAACCTCAACTAATTTATCTATGGGTACGCCAGATTTACCGGTATATTTTAAAAACGAAAATACTTCTAATACATCTAATGTTTTTATGAGAATGGGGTGTGTAGGAGTAATAGCCGAAGGTGCAAATATTATATCTGGCATTGCTGATGACGGTAGTATTCAAGAAGTTAGAGTAGATTCTAATGGTAATTTGCAAGTAGTTACAGCTACTGTTTCTGCCACAACATTTATAGGTCTTATTACTGGATTTTTGACTCTTGGAGGCGGCACTTCAAACACTTTAAATCCTGTTAGAGCAACTACATATAATGAGCAATCGACTAGCGCCGGACGATCTATTTCTTCTGCTAACGTTAATGATACAAGTGCAGGCACTGGCGCTCAACAAGTAACTATTGTATATTACAAAAGTGATGGTTATGGACCATTTACTGAAGTAGTTACTATGAATGGAACATCTGCCGTTAATACTACAAATACTGACATATGTTTTATTGAAAAAATGTTTGTATCTAGAACTGGTTCTGGAGGATTTAATGCTGGCGTTATTACTTTGTTTGTTGGAACTGCCGGCGGTGGTGGAACTTTAGGAACAATGGGAGTTGGAAATTTAGTCGCTGCAACAGGAGATAATACTACATTATGGGCGCATCATTATGTTCCTCCAGGAAAAACTGCATCATTAGCTACAGTTATTCTTAGTAATTTCGGAGGAACCGGATCTGGTATTACTACTATGATTTTGAAAGCTAAAAAAATTGGTGTAACCGGTGCAGCTGATGTATTAATTAGTGATCTTATTGCTGTGCCAACTGGTAATGCATTAGTTAGACAATTAGGCATTCCAATTAGAGTTGTGGGACCAGCAAGGGTTTTGGGATATACAATTCCAGCATCTAACAATACTAGTAGCGAATTATCATTTGATTTCTCGGAGATATAAAGTATGCCAATTACATTTAGCAATTCACAAACTGTATTATCAGATAATTGGACATATTTTAAATCTATACTGTCTGTCAAAACTATGTTAGTTCAATATCTTGATGATGGCATTACTTATTCTATTTTTGCCTTTGATGGATCGTTAGTTTATTCTTGTTCAATTTGGAAAGGTGATGTGCCCTATGGCGTCTCATTAACTTATAGTCAAGAACAAAATGATATAGATAAAGCAGACTTTGAAACTAATTATAAAACAAAAGCTAATGCTTCATTAAATCCCATTAATGCAAATGGCATTTCTTTATCAACTATAGAGCCAAGAGCTGGTTCAGAAGTTATTTATGCTACTCATAATTTTTGCGATCGAACAACTTGGTTTGGAGATAGCGCAAGAGTTAATGGTGAAGTTTTAACAGATTCTGGCGACGGTTATGTTTTTAATAGTTCACACATTAATTGGATTGATATGCGAACTGGTAGAGTATTAGATGACGATGGGTTAGTAGAAGAACAACAATTATTAAATCCAAGCGATCCTCATGGTTATCAAGTTATTGTTAGTGTAGATGGTTATCTAAAATCTCCTCATGAAATTTTTGAAACTGCTGGTGGCGATTATGAAATCTTTTATGACGATGGTTACGTAAAATTTGCCGAATCTCAGGCTGGCAAAACTGTAACAGCATCATATTCATATGAGAATGGAAGTACATTTTATACAAAACCGCTTCCGGGTAAGACGTTAAAAATAGAGGCGGCTGAAGCAGACTTTTCAGATGATATTGGACAAACAGATACTATTGAATATTCTGTGTGGGGCTTGGTGGATGTTTTTGCTCCACAATATTTAGATACCAATGGTGGTCCATATCCTTCAGGAACTAAAATTCGATTAAAACAAGGATATTATAAGCGCTATACTCAAATTCTTCGTGAGGCAATTGGATCCTTTCCATCTTTACAAGGTAATGGGGTTTTAGATGAACACAAAGGTTTATCTATAAAAGAGTTTAGAAGACGGTCTCGTGGCGGATTACATACCATGCAATCTATTCCATTTAGATATGCTACAGTTAGAGATTTATTTTCAGACTATGGAATGGAATTAAGAGTGAAATTATTACACGATAGAGTATTTTATGGGGAGACTTCTACTATAACATTTTATTGTACTTCAGTAAATAAAGGATCATAATGAGGGCTTTTTGTATTTATCTTATTACAAATTTAGTGAATGGAAAAAATTACGTTGGGCAAACCGTACAACAAATTAATAGAAGATTTAGTGCTCATAAACGAAGCGCTTTTAAATATGAATCATTTTTACCATTACATCGAGCTATGAGAAAATATGGGATTGATAATTTTGAATGTAAAATAATAGAAATATGTAATTCTATTGAAGAATTAAATGAGTCGGAAACAAAATGGATTTTAAAATTAGGTACATTCGGAAAAAGAGGATACAACTGCACTACAGGTGGTGAAGGATTTACTGTTAGTGATGATACCAAAAAGAAAATATCAAAGTCACGAATCGGAATGAAATTGTCCGAAAGTCATTGCGTAGCTATTTCTAAAAGAATGATGGGTGAAAATAATCCCTTTTATGGAAAGTCACATTCAAAAGAAACAATAGAAAAAATTAAAGAAACATTACAGGGTCAAATGGACGGAGAAAATAATCCATTTTATGGTAAAACACATACAGAAGAGACTAAAAAATTATTATCTGAGAATCATAAAGGTAAGCACGCCGGAGAAAAACATCCTGGCGTGAAATTAACTGAAAAAGATGTATTAGAAATTAGGAATGATATTTTAAATGGAATTAATCGTAACTATTTAGCAGTAAAATTTAATGTATCTAAAGGTACTATAAATAAAATAGCAACCAGAGAAAATTGGAGTCATATATGATAAGAGCCTTAGTTTTATCAGGCGGTGGTGCAAAAGGGGCGGCGCAGTGCGGCGCATTGCGTTATATTTTAGGTGAACTAAAAGTTTCATATGACGCATTCTGCGGAATTTCTGTTGGCGCTTTAAATGCTGCCTTCCTCGCTCAATTTACTTATGGCGAAGAACAAAAATCTATCGATGAGTTAAATAAATTATGGCAACTGGTTGAAACTAAAAAAATATATAAAAGACATTTCCCATTTGGGCGATTACATGGTCTTTGGCTTAATTCATTCTATAACAGTGCTCCATTATTAAATTGGATTGAGTCTGGGCTTGACATAAATAAGATACGTACATCTGGGAAACAGGTTAGGGTCGGGGCAGTTTCATTAAATACCGGCGAATATAGGATGTTTGATCAGAATTATGAAAATTTTGCCAAAGCAGTCGCGGCATCATCTTCTTATCCGGCAATGTTAAAACCAATTGAGATGGAAGGGCAATTATGGTCTGATGGCGGGATTCGACATATTACTCCACTACGGGCCGCAATTGACTTAGGAGCGACAGAGATAGATATTATAATCACAAGTCCAATTGCAGATACAAAGCCGTTCCCTGTCAAACCTAACGCGATTAACGTAATAACAAGAACGCTTGACCTGATGACTGATCAAATAATATCTGATGATCTAAATGAGACCATATTCGTTAATGAAATGGTTTTAAAGGGAGATGCTCCAAACAAACGATATATAAATTTAAACATAATTCGTCCAAACAAAGACTTAACATATGACTCTCTTGATTTTTCTCCAGATAAATTAAATGAAATGAAAGAAATTGGATATAATGACGCGAAAATGCAATACAAGGTGATGTTATAGTATATATATTATGACAACCGCCTTTGGACCGATAACGCTTGGAAGAGATTATAATTTTTTCAAGAAAATAACCGTTATTAATAATATTTTTAGTGCAGATTGCGATGTAGTTATTACATTTTCAGTTGATTGTTTGTCAATATTAAACGAGGGAACTGGTGTAATTGAGGTTTCATTTAATGGGTCGACAGTTCATGCAGAATTAAACCCTAATACAAACACATCAAATATTAATATTCGCTCTTCAGGTATTAGCAAAATATGGCTTAGATTAAAGTCTGGCGCAGCATCAACTGTTAGAATTCAGAGCAATTCAGAAGTAGCAACAGCTATAACATCACCTATTACTATTTCAGGATCAGTAACTGCTAATAATAGCTCAGTTGGGCTTGATGATATTGCGGCCCCAGCCGATTCCACTAAATTAGGAGGATTGGACTCGTCTAATAATCTTAGGGCTTTAAAAGTTTTTGATTTAGATACTGGGGCAGGTATAGATTATAATTTGGGCATAAGTTTAAGATTACCTGCTGGTGGAGGATCTGTGGTCGGTGGAACTACAGCTAATCCAATAAAAATAGATCCAACTGGAACAACCACACAGCCAATTTCGGTCGCATCTTTACCATTACCAACAGGCGCAGCTCTTGATGCAACATTACTAACAATAGATACAGATATTAAAGCTACACAGCCAAGAGATGTTACAGATAGAGCTGCTCGTTTGCTTGGGATAGTATATGGGTCTCAAAACCAACAACTTAAACAAACCCCAACTAATTTTAATTTGCAGTCAGAGATTGCTGTTGGCGGCACACTAATTGATCCGAGGTCTATTAGGGCACTAACAAGTTCAGACGTTATAACTGTAAACGCCGGATCTGGTACGTTCACTGTTTCGGGAACTGTTACATCTAATATTGGGACAACTAATGGGTTAGCTCTTGATGCAACATTAATAGGTGGAACTCAAACAACCAGAATAACTGATGGTACTAATACGGCTACAGTTAAAGCTGCATCTACTGCCGCTGTTTCCACTGATAAAGCATTGGTGGTAACTCTTTCTCCTAATAATTCGGTTGTTTCTAATGCAGATGGATATACAACCACTTCTGCTCCAGCATATACAAATAATACTTTTAGCCCTTTATCATTAACTACCGTTGGAAATTTAAGAGTTGACGGGTCATCTGTTACACAACCAGTATCTGGAACTGTTACATCTAATATTGGGACAACTAATGGGTTAGCTCTTGATACGTCTGTAGCAAAATTAAATATTTCACAGGGGTCAGCTTTAGGCACTAATACTCAGGCGATGGTTGGAGGTAGCGTATCATCAGCCTCACCTACTTATACTGATGGATATATAAATCCGCTTTCTCTTACAACATCTGGTGCGTTGCGAGTTTATAATAGCAACACTGCCACCGCTCAATCAGTGGCATTTGCAGATGGGGCAGGGCTAGATTCATTTGGAAGATTAAGAATATCATCTCCACATACTTTATTTGATTGTAAACAATTAATAGATAATCAACCACTAATATTTGATGATCAGCAAACTAGCGGGTCCGGAACATCATCTACATTTTTAACGAATCAATCATCATCAAAATTATCAGTTAGTAATTTGACAGCTGGAACAAGGGTAAGACAAACATTTACTAGGTTTAATTATCAACCAGGAAAAAGCTTTCTTGTCACGGAAACGGGTGTGCTCGGGGCAGGAGCATCGGGAATTACCAGAAGGGTAGGTTATTTCGATCAAAATAACGGGGTATTTTTTCAAATATCCGGGACTATAAAAAGTGTGGTTGTTAGAACCAGTACCAGCGGAGCCCCTGTAGATAATGTAATTCCGCAAAGCACGTGGAATTTAGATAAATTGGATGGTACTGGTGTAAGTGGAATAACATTTGATTCATCTAAAACACAAATATTTATGATAGATTTTCAGTGGCTTGGTGTTGGCCGTATAAGATTTGGTCTTAATATTAATGGAAAAACAATATATGTCCATGAAATTGATAATTCTAACGTTCTTTCGGTTGTATATATGTCAGTACCTAATTTGCCAATCAGATATGAAATCTCTAATAATGGGACTGGCCCTGCCGCAGATTTAATTCATATTTGTTCATCTGTAATTGTAGAGGGAGGAAGGGAATCGACTGGTATTGTACTTTCTGCAGATAGAGGTTCAACACCATTAGTTACTCTTAATGATAGCAATATATATCCATTAATATCTATTAGATTAAAATCTATAGCTCAAATGGCATCACTAAGCCCAATATCATTTTGCGTTGTATGTACGTCTAATACTATATATAGAGCGTCTCTTTTACTAAACCCAACGATAGTAGGAACTGCTCTTACGTACACGCCTATCACCGGTAGCGTTACAGATATTAGTAATACATCTACAAATGCTACTACTGTTACTGGCGGCACATTAATTCAATCATTTTATGTAGATGTCAATGCCTCATCATCACCACAGGTAACCTTGAATGATATTCCAAGCGATCTGCGCATTGGCTCTACAATAGCCGGAGTATCTGATATTTTAGTATTGGCGATACAAAGAATAACCGGAACCACTGAAACTTTTTATGCTTCAATGATATGGCGTGAACAAAATTAATTTATCTTCTATTTCCGTCTGCCAAGTTTTGTTTTGCTGAATAAGGTCTAAGATTTTTAAGCTCCCAACATTTATTAAAATCTATTTGTTGCATGTTTGTGAAATGAAATTTGCTTTGAGGAATAATATGGTCTATATTCCATTTCCAAGTTAATTTGTCATTATCATCCCAGTATTTAATGCGATATTCCCCGTAATTTTGCCAATTCATCCATGGTTGAAATTGTTTTTCTAAATGTTGCTTTAAATCATCGATGGAATAATTAAGATATTTTAATATTGACCTATGTCCTTTTGTTGAGCCTCTGATTTTGATCGCCTCTCTTACAGACCTTGATATATTGCTTTTTAATTTGTAGCTTATATTTTGCCTACGAGTTTTCCCATAATTGACCTTGTATTTTTTTTTACAACTGAGCCGGCATTGTTCACAAAACTTCCCATATTTAATTAAAATAGCGTCACATTCTGTGCATATATATTGTTTTTTATTTTTCTGGTAAAATATGAAATTTCTTTTTACTATACATTTTTTGCAATATGATGTTAAATTGTCTTTTGTATGCTTTGATTTAAAAAATAAAGTTAATTCTTTAACTTCCTCACATTTTGAGCACCGCTTTTTTTCATGCACCAATATCAGTTTTTTTTTGTTTTTTGAAACCGTTGTGATATAACGATTTGCAT